GGTGGTCTACGGGTGGTCTGGAACCGGTCCAGCCATCCAAAAACTGCTGCGCATCGGCCTTCCCTGCCTTCGCCCGGCTCTGGCTGTTGCTGCAACTCCAAGCGCGCAGGTCGCGCAGGCTGCACTCCTCGCCTCGGCGCAGCCGGTAGAACGCCAGCACCCAGACGACAAGCGAGGCAATCGCCCATGCTCGCTTGTCCGCTCGAGGGGCTGTCTCGATCGCTCGCACGAGTCGCTCCGGTACAGGCAGCCAGGATTCGTTCGTTGCCATTTGTTGTCCGCTCCTTGCGTTGACCCAGTTGTAGCCTCGGGCTACGATTGGTGCAACCCCAAGGAGGAAAAATGGCTGTTCTTCTCAAGCAGGCGTTCGCCGGTAGGAACATCTTGTACGCAAACTACGAAGCATGGCTTCAGGACCGTGTTTTCCACGGTCACACCTCGGAAGACCCAGGCCGCTACCGAATCGGTGGATCGATGGCGGCCAGCATCTTGGGGGTGGGCTGGGGCAGCCCCTGGAGCGTCTATCGAGAATACGTTGATGGCGTTGGTCAGACACTGTCCCCATCTGAAGTCGAGGACTGCCTGCGCGGAAAGAGGATGGAAAAGGTTGTAGGCGACTTGTGGCAGAGCATGACAGGTTATGACCTGCACAGGTGTTCAGTGCGCGTGCTACACTCAAGTCACACCTGGGCTTCTGTCAGCCCTGATGGATTTGTTGAACTGGAAGGGGATTTGGTGGGCGTCGAAATCAAGACAAGCCGGGAGCCTTGGAAGTGGGGCCTGACTGGTCAGGTCATCGAGGAGTGGCGAGAAGGACACAGCAACCACATAATCCCTGGTCGCGTGGCTGCGCAGGTCTATTGGAGTATGGCAGTCACCGGGCTGAAAGAGTGGATTGTTGTGGTGGCCATCCCCGGCTTGGCGGAGTTCTTGGACGTTCGAGAGTACGTTGTCAAGGCCGATCCAGCGGTGCAGATCGCCATGCTTCGACGGATCAGCCACTGGCGAGAGCGGCACCTCCTCCAAAAGGTAGAGCCACCCATGGACGGATCGAGGGCTTGTCGAGATGCGCTCTCTGACCGATTTGGAGAACTGAAGTCGCCCGTTCGGCGAGCTGAAGGAGAGGAGGCTGATATGATTCGACGGTACGCTGCAATCAACGCTGAGATAAAAGAACTAACAAGACAGAAGGCGAAACTTCGCAACGAAATTGTTGCCGCCATCGCTGACGGCAAGGGACTCACCCTGAGCAGCGGCGGCAAGGCAATCCTTGGACGACCCAAAAACCGCACCCCAATGCTGCGGGTATCAGGAGTGAAACACGATGGCTGAACAGTTCCCCTCCGTGCGCGAAATGCACGGTTTCTTGCGCTCTCACGAGGCCCATCTGCGAGACAGCTTCTTAGGCAACGACGCCCAAGAGGTGGCTCGCGGAGTCCAGGCTGTCATCACGGGAATCCGAGATGCGGCGATGCGCAACCCCTCAATCCTCCAAGTCAGCCCCGCCAGCGTCCTGAAGGCTGGGATGGTTTGTGCTCGGATGGGTTTGTTTCCTGGCGGGCCCAGTCCCGATGTCTACTTGGTGCCTCGCAACATGAAAACCAGTCAAGGCTGGGTCAAGGAAGTGCAGGCTCAAACGAGCTGGCGGGGAGTCAAAAAACTGGTTGAGCGCAATGGAGTCCGATCGCTGCGTGTTCGACCCGTGTTCCGAGGTGAGCCCTTTGTTGTAAAGGACGGCACCAACGGGGCATATTTGGAACACGAGCAGTTGTTTGATATCCCAAGAGACTGGGACAGTCTTGTTGCTTGCTACGTCTTGGGCCGAATTCGCGGAGAAGTGATCCACCATGTGATCGGCAAAGACAATATTATCAGGCACCGAGATTCAAGCGACAGCTATAAGCGAGGCTCAAAAAGCAAGGGTCCATGGGTTGAACACCCTGTACAGATGGCAATGAAGACCGCAATCCACGACGCGGTTGCCCGAGGCACCTTTCCTCTTCTTGACGCTCAGTACGAGGCCGCTCTGCTTGGGGAGGTAGAGGAGGTTCCAAACGTAATCGTGGATCGTCCTCAAGAAACGCCGATCAAAAAAGCAGGGTCTCTTGGGCTTCTGCCTGAAGAAATTATTGATGTCGACGCTACAACTCTTCAACAAAGCGAACCTGAGCAGTCCCAGCTGACTTGATGTCCAGGTCAGGTTTGCTGGCTGGAGGAGAGAGGTCGAGGCCCAATACAGCTTGAGCAGACACCTGTCGGTCGCTGGCCATGTTCAACGTCCGACAGTATTGCTCTTCCAAGACGGTTTCGATTGACCCAGCCACGCGCCAGTTGCAAAGGAAGCTGTGGGCGTGCCACTCTGGGACCAGCATCGAGAGTTGCCTGCACGCCGAGCTGTAGAGGTTGATGCAGGCCTCGCGGTTGAAAACCGGCACACGGTACTCCAGCCAAGCAGCCATGTGGATCAGATCTGCGGCGTCGTCTGAACTGAGGGCCAGAGACAAGCTAAAGAGTAGAGCGTGCCGAAGCGTCGGGTTTCTCGGGGAAACTAAATCTCGGCGGTTCCAAGAGGGGCTAATGGCTTTAGCGTAGTCAATCGCCTCCCGACGCCTGCCAAGGGCTGCCGCTTCAAGGGTTCGGTTTTTGAGATGCGCGGTCAAGACAGCGTGGTATCGTTTCCGCGCATCGTCCTCAAGAGCGAGGACATGGGGATTCATCAAGCGAAGGACGACGGATCTGGATACCCGGTCAGCCCAAACCTTTTTGGCCTCTCCAGGGTAGTGAGCTGGATTTGGAGCGAAACCTTTTAACAAGGCTCCTTGAAGCCGCCAGAGTTCACCATTCCTACCAAGGAAGATGTCTTTTGCGCCAGTAACAACTCCGACATCATGCCAGACCAGTCCGATTTGTATTCGCCCAGCGCAAAAAATAGCGCGACGGTTTGGGCAGTTCCGAATCTTACTATCCGTGTGGTAGTGCCCGATCAGCTTTCCATAGTTTTCAACGCGGCGGGCATCAAACGCTCCGCGAGCATATAGCTTGGTTGGTTCAACCTTCTGTTTGACCCACTTGACGGGCAAAGCCATGAGCGTTTTCCTGTTTATTTGAGAACCCTGACGCGGGTGAATTCGGATACCAAGTAGCATTGAGCAGTCAAACACCTCATATTTCTATCATGGCATTCTGGAACAACGTTGCAATGGCAGCTCAACTGCTCGGGCTTTCGCATGACGACTTGGCTCGGTCTGGAAAAACGACGAGCAAACAAGTTCGCTTGGACCTTAAGCTGCGATTAAAGCCTCAAAAAAAAACAGTTGATCGATATGCGAAAGCCCTTGGGTTGCCATCAGTCGTGCTTTTTGACCCGTCGCCCGCTATTCTTGCCGCAGCAATCAACGCGAGGTTGAGGGATGGGAGACCGAAAAGTACTGGACCAAGCGAAACAGGATTGGGACCAAGCGCTGCGAGACAGCATGCTGGCAACCCAACGACTGCAGAAGATCTTCGCAGCTCAACGGTTCTTCGTAGACGTGGTCGCAGAAATGGAGCCGAAATCCTCAAGCGACTCCGAAGATCTCGTGAAGGTCTATTGGCTGGGCAATCGGGAACCCCCCTGCTTCTTTGTGGACTTCGGAAGACCAGGAGGTGAGTCGCTTGGGCACGTACCAACAGGCATACCGACCAGCCCGCGGGAGTACCATGCCCAAGCTTACGTTCTTGAAGCTGCCCCAGCGCTTTTTGTCGCAGCGCTAGAAAAAATTACCGATCACGCCAAGCGAGTTCAAAACGCGCTGGCCGATCTCGATCATTTCTTAGCCAAACTTGCTCCTCCTACTTCAGGAGGATCGGATGGTCCTGAGCCAACTCGCCGCTGAAAACGACTCGAGTAAGCTGTCGGAAACACACAACTCTCCCTCCGTTGACGACGTTGATGCCCTGTGTCATGACCTTGCGGCGCAAACCGTTGATGGCGCGAACAGCTTCTCCATCGTTGTCGAAAACCATGCGGACGCCCGCCATTCCGTCGTAAACGATGCATTCCAGGCGACCGACCTTATCGTCTTCCATAGAAGAAGTAGTGGCGTCTTTGGCTTGCAATTTAGCCTCAAGAGCGGTGATCTTGGCAAGAAGCGCTGCGCCTTCTTCTGTAGACAAGTACTTTCGGGGTGCGGCCATTTGGTCCTCTCAGGTAGGTGGCGTGGCTGATATGGCTGATACTGTGAGTTTTCACATGACTATGCCTCAATGGCAAGCGCATCAGCTTATCTATCTCTACGGTAGCAGACAAGCTGGTGTGCGCGCAGCGGTGGCCATGTTGCTATCAGAAGGAAGGCGCAGCAGCCGGGCAGCGCGGTTTCAAGAAGTGCACCTGCAAGCTCGGTCTGGCGGGTCAGTTGATACCCTGCTGGAGGTACTGGCGGCAGGCGCAGCAACGCTGGGAGACCTGAGCCCCAGCGGGGAGAGCATTGACCGAAGCCTGCAGAAAGCCATCGAAGACGCCCTCTCCCCAAAACCAGCGCGAAGGGTGCTTCGCCGTCTTCAGGGGGCTTCGATCACAACGATTGGAAAAGAAGATGGCGTCACCAAGCAAGCAGTCCACAAGTCCCTCCGCTTGAGCCAACAAATACTGGCAACAAACCGAGACTTTGTGGTTGCGCTGTGTGATCTTTTTCCTGAGAGCGGACTGACCCCAGACTTATTGATGGAGGTGTCGTTTGATCGATCCACGCTATAGCCTGCAGACAACGGAATCTACCTTGGATGCAACTGAAGACCTTTTGAACCGCTTGGTTCCAGCTGATTCCTCAAGCGAACCTACGGCAACCGTTGCTCAAGTAAAAGGGGCGGCATTGTTGATTGGGCAAGCGGTCAAGCTGCATGGGCTGCTAAAAAAGGCACGCCCATCAGACCAGCCTGCGGCCAAGGCTGCAGATCACGCTTTGAGTAGCGGACCCTACGCTCTAATCCAAGGCGGAGCTGAGTGACATTGTTTACGCCTGCAGACGCAGAATACTGGAATCCAGCATGGTATCTGCCAAACCTTAAGATCCGTACAAAAATGCACGGCATCCAGCGGTTTGATCTGCTCGATCACCAGCAGCTCATGGTCGCTGCTATTCAGAAAGCCTACAGCGAGCAGCGGTGGCTATGCCACGTCAAGGCTCGGCAGACCGGCTCCAGCACGTTCTTTACGGGCATCGTCTACCAGCATATTACCAGCCGCCGCGGTTGTTGGGGCGCTATCCTAGCGCACAAGAAAAACACCGCAAAGAACCTCGCAGAGATGGCCAATCGGTACTGGAGGACGTCGCCAGCTTGGCTAAAACCCGACCGGTACGGTCGAGCCATCAAGACGCTGGAGTTCCCCAAGCTTGAGTCTCGGCTCGATGTTGCGTCTGTCGCTGATGACGAGCCGCTCCGAGGAGACACAATCCAGGTGCTGCTGGCGACGGAGCTCTCGTCGTGGGCGGATGAGGGTGGCGACGATGCCTGGGTGTCGGCTCGCAACGCGGTGCCGGGGGACGGTGGACTGATCATCGCTGAGAGCACCCCGAAGTACGAGGGCGATCAGCTCCATGCTGTATGCTTGGAAAGCGAGCAGCCAGGCAGCAAATGGTTAACTCTGTTTATTCCCTGGACGATGATCAGCGAGTATCGGCGCGACCCACCACCAGGGTGGAGAGAAAACTCCATTGTCACTGAGTACAGACTCGCAAACCCAGAAATAACAGACGCGCATGCTTTCTGGATGCAGACGGAAGGCCTCCCCAAATGCAAAAACAAGATCGAGCGCTTTAAAAGCGAATACCCGATTTCAATGTCTGATTGCTGGTTCTTAGCAGAAAACACCATCTACGATCTGGGTACGCTGCGCGCCATGATGCGCAGCATTGACGGGGGTACCGGGCTGCTGGCAGACAACGCCAACCGCGTCGTCCACGAGAAGCCCAAGGACGGACACGTCTACGTCGTAGCTTGCGACCCAGCCGGTAGCTGGTCAGAGCGCGACCACTTTGGAGTCGTCGTGCTCGACTGCACCGAGTGCTCTGTGGTTGCTGAGTACCAGGGGCACGACAACGCCTTTGCCATGGCGAAAATGCTGGCAGCGTTCGGTCGCCAGTACAACGATGCTGTCGTGATCGTTGAAGCCAACGGGGTCGGAGAAGCTGTCCTCACCCACCTCATCGACAACCCCAACATTGCCTACAAGTACACCTTTCGCCGCAAGCCAAGCCAGTTCCGGCCAGGCGCTGCTCTTATCCCTGGATGGTGGTCGAGCGAAAAAACCAAGAGGCAGGCCGAAGGCGACCTGCAGGTTTTATTGGCCGATGGCAGCTTGCATATCCCAAGCCATCGAATCTTGCGCCAACTCTTGAGTTATCGAGGCAGTTGGGGGCGGCGCTCTCGGGATAGTAGCGGAGGCCATTACGACCTTGCGCAAGCAGTTGCAATAGCTGCTTGGGGGTATCGGCGCGTTCGCGCAACGCCTTGGGCGCGTGGACACTTGAGCGAAAGAGAGAAGTCAAATCGAGCTTGGGATAAACTGATGCGTCAGCTTGGCTCAATCGAAACCCATCATAGCAGTCCGTTCGGAGATCATTTCTGATGTACACTCAAGAAGAAGAGAGCAAGAAACTCCAAAGAATATTGACGCAGGTCAAGAACGGTCAGGACTGGTACCGCCGCAACCAGGGCGACCAAGATCTTCGAAATCTTGCGTATTGGCGTGGGAAATTTTGGAACAACGAAGGCGGGATCTACTGGAAAACAGCAGGTCGCAACCTTTATCAAGCCGAGCAAAATGAGATCTTTCCGATCTTAGATACGATGGCCAGCGCGCTGGCGCTGGAGGTGCCCCAGTGCGAGGCCCTCGACGTTCGACAGAGCAGCGAACGCATTCCGTCGCCACAAGAAGACACAGCATATGCTGGCCGCCGGTTTGCTGCGATCCTCAACCATTACGCTGAAGAGGACGAGCTGGACGACCACTGCTGGGATGCGGTCATGCACGCCTGCATCTTTGAGGACGGCGCAATCCGAAAAATCTCTTGGGACACCAAGGTCGGGCGACCGGTCTGGCGTCTGAAGATGCCGTGGGAAGTCATCTACGACCGAAATGTTCGGAAGTTTCGCGATGCAAGGTGGATTTGCGAGCGGTTTGTCCTCCACATCGACGACTTTAGGAAGCGTGTGGAGCAAGGCCTCTACAAGTTAAAGAAGCCAATTAAGCCAGACACTTACCCTCGAGCCATGGAGAACGGGGACGACGCGGTCTTGGAGCAAGAGGAAGACTGGCGGCGCAAGAGCCTGAAGGTCTATGTGACTCTGTACGAGTACTGGGACCTGCAGCGAAACCAGTTCTGCCACGTCCACATTGGGACCAAACAGATCCTGTTTAGCGCGCCCACACCCTACGGAAACCCCTACGATCAGCTCGTCTGGAACAATCCCCTCGGTCGCCCTGGCGGCATTCCCGATGTCTCGCTGCTCGCCCCCAACCAGCGCGACATCAACGAACTGGTATCGGCTCGACGGGAGTTGGTGTCCCGTCTGCCTCGACGCATGATCTTGGAGCGGGGAATCTTCAAGGACGAAGACGCCTTCTCCCGGTTCCGAAGAGCCAAGTCGTGGGAGGCCACCGTCGTTGAGGACGATCCGCAAGGTCGTCGATTGTCAGAGCGGGTGTTTGTTACCCCTGAAATGTCAACGACTTACGACTTCAATCGTCATCTTGATCAACAGACTCAGCATATCCGCCGGGTAGCTGGCGAAATGGACGCTGCCAGAGGGGTTGCGGTCAACATCCGAACCGCAGCAGAAGCAAGAATGCTTGAAGCCAAGGACGCTGGGCGAGTAGGAAAGAGGATGAAGCGGCTCGTTCGCTACATCAAAAAAGGCTTCATCAAGACCGGGAGCATTCTTCGATGGGCAGTTACCAATCCAGAGTCCAGTAAGATCGACATGGTTGCCTTGGCCGCAAGCAGCCAGGTTGATGTTAGCCCGATGGTTTTGGCCGCTGAGATTATGACGACCGATCCCAAGCTCAAGATCCTGCCGTTTACGCCGCTGATGGAGGACATCACCGTTCGACGCCAACAACTTCTCGAACTTATGGACCGAATCAGCCGCTTGCCGCCAGAGTTCATTGCTAACATTGTGCCTGAAGAATTCGTCAAAGAAGTCTTTGATGTCTTCCACCAGCGTCCTTCAATCATGAAAGACTCTGCAACGATGGAGGAGGAGCAACTGGCTGCTCAAGAAGCGGCTATGGCCCCTGCCCCGCCAAACGTGGCTCCTGACATGGGTCTACCTCAGCCAAGTATTCCAGTGGCTTTACCTCCCTTGGTGCGGTAAGGTTGACGAAACGTACGGAACTTGGTTTCGTAAAGAAAAAGTTCAGGAAAAATGCCTATCCATTTATTTCAATGCTTGTCTGGTCATCGATCCGAAGAACTGTTTCTGGGACAAGCAGAAATTCCTGACGCTGTCATCTGCCCTCATTGTGGGCAGCCAGCTCAACGGCAAGTGGCTGTCCGAATCCATGTCGGAGGATACTCGATGCTCCAATTGGAGCAACTGGAGCAGGCTCATTTTACTCCAAAAGAGCGAGCAGCAGCTTATGCTATGCGCCGCTCGTCGGACTCGAAAGTCCGACAAGCAGGAGAAAAAGGCCGATTTAATAGCGCTTCTGATGTCGCGAAGTTTGAGTCTGCGATGGGCATTCGGCGGCTGGACCCGCATGGAAAAGAACTGCGAGTAATGCAAGAAGACATGCTTGATGAGCACCGAATGCTTGAAGTAGCCACAGAACAAGACGGCGTTGATGGGGCCCACGCTTTAATCGACCGGCTTGATATCCAGGGTAAGACAGGCATGAGTGATTCTACTTTTGCTCGTTGGAAATCCATGACGGAGAAGGTCGATGAACGGATTAAACGCGGAGACTTCCCAGAGCCCACCCCCGATGACGGCAGAACAAGTTCTGGCGATGTCTGAGGAAGAACTGGCAGCCTTGCCCCTTGAGCAGTTGGAGGCATCAATCGCCAGCTTGGCAGGCGCTGGAACCATTCCAGAGGGCGCAGTTCCAGTCGCTGGGACCGAGCCGATGCCACCGGCACCACCGATGATCCCGCCGGGCATGATAGAAGCAGCTACTGCCAAGATGGTGGAGATGGGTCTGCTGGCGCAGGCCACAACGGAACTGTCACCACAGGTCCTTGAGGCTATCCAGTCGGCGGCAGACCAGCTCTTCCCTGGCATGTTCGATGTCAACAACCCTGACGAGCTGATGGAGGCTCTTAATGTCATTGTCAGAGATGAAACAAGTCCTGGAGTCAGAGCCGGAGCAGACGCCGGAGCCGGAGCCGGAGCAGACGCCGGAAGCGGCCGTGGTCGAGCCGGAGGCCGACTCCTCCTCGGCGGAAACGCCGGAGGTAGAATCGACCTCGTCTGAGGTTGAGGAAGCCGTTCAGCCCGAAGGGCAGGTCGAAGCCCAGCCCGAAGAAGCTCCGGTTGAAGCATCTCAAGTCGAGGCCACCCCTGTAGAATGGCCTAATCTGGAGGGGATCGATGACCTGTCGTCACTCGATCTCTCCTCGCTCGGGGAAGGGGCTCAAGCGTTCGCTTCGAGCTTGGTAGAGCGGGTTCAGAAGGAACGCTTGGAGACCCGACGGGCTCACCAGGAGTTCTCTGAGGCCAAGGAAATGTTCCAGCGTCTGGCAGCTGGGCTGGAAGACAATGGCAATGCAGTAGAACTTGCGCAAGAGGTCGAGGTCTACCGCGGCGGGTACAACTACGTCGCCCAAGAAAACACCGTCTTGGCCACTGAACTGTTCAAGACTCTCAACCCTGACTACGCCAAAGCCCCGCCAGACCTCAAAGAAAGCTTTGCAAAAGAGGTCGAAGTCGAGGGGTTTTATAGCAAGTGGACGGACGGACACTTAGCCAAAAAGATGACCGATGCATGGGTGTTTTTGCGTAGCAAGGCAGGATGGACTCCGCCTAAGACCGAAGACACTCAACGAGCTGCGCTGGTTGAAACCGGCCATAACAGTGGCGGGTACGAAGACGCTCCTGTCGAGCAGATGAGCACCCGCGACATCCTGAGCCGCCACGATCATCTTTTGGCGTAGCGGTTGACAACAACCAAATGACTGAAGCCCATGGGAGTTAAAGATGGCCCTGCTTGAATATCTGAATAGAACCGTACCCGATCTCGTTAAGAACCGGATTCCTTCATTCTTTGCTGAAGACCCGCTGCTGAACGCGCTCGCAAAGAACAACCGCGTTGATCGATCTGGCGGAAGCTACGTCAAGCTGTACCGGACCAAGTCGGGCCACTCCGATTTCACTCGGATTGACTCAAGCAACATTACGGTTCCGCTGGTCAAGAAGGACACCTTCTCCGACTTGAAGGGTGACTGGGGCAAGCTTATCAAGCCCATTATTATCCCCAATGTCGATATCGACCGCGCTCCCACTCCTGCTGAGAAGAAGAAGCTCACTCAGGATGTCACGGAAGCTGCGATGCAGTCCGGCAAGAACCAACTCTGCCGCCAGCTCTACATGGGCGACGAGAGCATCCTCGATGTTGTCGGCACCCTGAACGGCGTCAAGACTGGTCTTCGCTCTGTTGGTCTTGAGAACGGAGCCCTGTTCTTCGACACTCCGACCAACCAGGCTGCTGCTGGCGTCACCTACCTGAATGAAACCCGCGTCTACGACTCTGTCAACGACGAGAACAACTGGTACAACCAGCACGTCCGCAACACCGCCATCGGTACTGACTTCATCGACACTGCCGAGGAGATCAAGGCCATTGCGGATACCTACGCTGAAGAGGGTGAGATCAGCCTCGGCATCGTTTCGATCGCTGACCTCGTGAAGATTGGTAAGGAAGCCCGTTCTTACCCAGGCGGCGCTGGCCGAGCAGCCATCGTCTACACGCCAGAGGACATCGAGAAGGGTCGCATCCACAAGACCGTTGAGGTCATCAATGGCGTCCACTACCACGCCAACCGTTGGATGACCCCAGCTCGTCTGCGAACAGTGGCCAACCCCCTGAACAACGCAGCTTTCCTTCTCAACCCAAAAGGGATTCAGCTTTGGGTGAATGGCGGTCATTACTTCAAGACGCGGAAGTTCCATGATGGGCTTGAAACCTCCAATCACGACGCTTTGATCAGCTTCATCTCTCTTGAAGTCCAGTTCGCCGTCATCAACCTTCTGGCTCAAGGCTGCACCAGCAGCAACTAAGCTTTTCTATAGGAGATAATGACATGCTTGCAGGATATACCGGACCCACGATGGAACCTTCCACCACAAGCGCAACTGCGTTTGCCCCGGAAGGCGCTCTCATGGAGTACCTCCACCCCGACTACGGCGTCCAGATTTACCGGATGCTTCGCAACCACAGCGGCTCGGATTTTGTCTTGGGCATTGCGGTGGACTTTGAAACCGACAGCCAAGTCGATGTCGAAGTTGCTGCGAACGACGCACCCAAGAACACTGTGGGCGGCATCACGCAGAACACCGTGCCTGCGGGCCACTACTTCTGGGGACTCGTCCGCGGTAAGGGTCAGGTGCTGCTCAACAACGATGTCGGCATCGGCACCGTCCTGGGTGTGACTGGTGGGGCTGGAATGCTGGATGATACTGGACTTACCAACATCGGTGCGGTCCCCCCTCCGTCTACTGTGTGGCTGGCTCGCGCTCTGCAGGTGAACACCCTAGGAGCTGCTAAGATTATTCTGGCCGAGGTCTTCGTCTTCGGCAGCTGATCAGATCGCTGTCTAACAGATGACCCTCGCGGTATAGTAGCCGCGAGGGTTTTTCTGTATGCGCCGCAAAGACTTACGAGAGCAATTTCGTCGCCGGACGGGACTGCCAGAGAACAACACCAAAGGCAACAACCGCTTCAATGATGCGTTGAATGACGCCTATCGATTCCTGTGGTCTGACCTGCCTGACGCCCTTCTTTCAGAGGAAGTCCGGTTCCTGTCTGAGCCGGTCATTAAGGAAGGCGGAACGCTTGAAGTCTATCAAAACGTGACCGGCATCAACGATCGGCTAGTCTTTGTCCGACGAGATGCCGCCCCCGTCACTGTAATCCCTACGGACGGGACCGTTGAAGGGCGATGGCTGGAAATCTTCGATGCCGACGGCAACTACTACTTGCGCCGTATTCAGGACGTGTGGCTTGACGACTACACCTCGGTCAATGGGTGGTCGCAGTCGCCAGCGATCCACATCAGTGTCGATCTGGAGTGGCACCAAAACGCAACAAATCTGGCCTACCGGATCATCACCATCGACTACCCCCTGCCACCCGAAGCGCAGAGTATCCTTGAGGTCTTCTACGACATCGATACAAACGCTGTGGCTCCACCCATTCCCCAGATGCGCCGCGACCAAAACACCTACCGGTACTATCAGGGCTACCGGAGCGAGGGTCAGCCAGAAACGTGGGCTCGTGGAGACTTTTTCCAGTTGAAGCCTCCGCATTACACGCCTGATGCGGTAATAACCGGGGGCGAGCTGAACACTCAGAAGTGGGGCTACAATCCCTCTGGCGGCGCTCAACACAACGGGGGAGGTGCCAACGAGCCCAAGTACGGAAAGGCGGGCACCTTTAGCTACAAGGTCGTCCATGTCTGGGGACGACGGAGGCGTGCTCGGCTAACCAATGAGGGGTTGCTGGAGCCGTTTTATATTTCAGCGGAGTCTGAGGCTTCAGCCAAGGTGTCGACTACCTGGGGTGGTGGATTTATCAATGTGGTCACTCCTGATCTTGACCAGAATCACGGATATAACCCAAGCACCAACAAGCCCAGCAACCACCACTACGGCGTAGAGAAGTGGATCTTCAGGGCTCGGCACGCCAACGAAGCAGCGAAAGGGAACGCCTACAACGAGTACCCGGACGCAGATGGCGTTTACTATTTCTGGCGAGCCATACCTGGGTATCAAATTGAAATCGGAGACCACGGAAACTACGACCCGCCAGACAAGCGCATCACAATTGAGCAGGTCACCGGGCACAAGTCGATCCGCTTCGACAAGGTTCCCACCACCAGCGTTCCTGTAATGGTTCGATACAAGCGCAGGCCCCCGATCATTCAATACGACAACGAAGTTCCTTGGCTTCCGCCCGAGGCATCAGACTGTCTGTTTGCATTGGTTGCCAGCTACCTGACGGGTGACCGCCCAGGAGTGCTCAACATGAAAAGCACTTACTACCAGGAATACCTAATCCATCGAGACCGGCTAATTAGTCAAGAGGTTATGGAGCCTGGCACCACGATGGGCTTTGCTGACGGGCTCTCTCCGGGTGGAGACCCCATCATCAGACTTGGGGAGATTCGATCGACATGAGCCGCGGTAAACCAAGTCGCATGCAGCGGGGAATGCTGGCGGGCTTTGCTCGCATCATGACCGAGACTCCCCGTAGTGACGGTCAAACAGCAGATCTGATTTCCAATTGGTTTACGGATGAGCGGGGCTACCTCAAGGCAGGCTTGCCGCTCATGCATGTCATTCCAGATCAATGGCGAGGCTCAGCTCAACCAGCATGCTTCTCTGACGTTGTGGCAATGGCGTTCATGATGAGAGATGGCGAGGTGCCTGAATATGCCTTCATCACTGCGTCGGGCGTCTTTCGATACGCTCCATGGACCCGACCGTCAGGAGGTTCAAACGCAGGCCTTGAGGAGATCAAGTATTACCTGCGGGACAACACCACCACCAGCGTTGTTCCTCAAGGTAAACAGCGGTATCCAACCCAGACCTGTGTTGTCGGGAATCGCTTGTTTATCAGCTACTGCGATGGCGGCGGACTGTGGGTGTACGACTTCTACAATCATCGGATGCGACCGTTTGGATTCTTGGCACAGCCCTCTCCGCCAAACGCGGAAGGGCCTGCACCTACAGGTGCCAGCCGCACCTCGGTTAACGCTGGCGGCTTTTCTGTTCGGGGCCGCGTCGGAAACGTTGAAGGGGATTGGACTGGGTACGATGGAACCAACGTGGTTGCTATTGGCGGGATTGACTCCTTGCGTCGGCGGTATGGGGTTGTCTGGGAAGGGCCAGACGGCAACTACAGCGAAACGAGCGACCTTGGCGGACAGGTCAGTATGCGCGCGCAACTTGCAGACCCAGACGATGGCCCTGAACGATTGCGACGACGGTTCCGTGTTAAAGACCTCCCGCCGGGTCCCGACCACGCCGTGGCTGCTATCGTTTTGGCCACACCCAATCTTGACCGGTTGCCCAGCGGGGACGATGGCTCACTGAGATTCTTGACCAGGCTACCATCGGCGATTGCGCCGGAGCACATCGACGACAAGCCTGACGGGGAACTCGGTGCTGTTTGGCAAGACAGGACCACGCCAGCCGCTGGAGTATTCTTCGTCACGCACGCTTTTGGCTCTACTTGGCTAATGCGGTCGCAGGCGCACCCCTCTCGAGTGTGGTGGTCAGAGCAGACTGGGCTGTATGGGCCGGTGCCTGAGTCCTTTATGGCAGCCCACTGGCGCGATGTGTTCCCAAACACTGGACCCATCACAGGCTTCTTTCAGGGCCGGCTGTCCTACGATGCTGACAATATCATGTTCATCCTCAAGGAGGGGGCCTGCCACTATCTTTCGGGAGGGTATCCAAACTGGCAAGCGGGGACGCTCCATACTCGAGCTGGGTGCGCGGGTTGGGGTTTGGTACAGGTCGCTCCTGACGGGTCTGCGGTCTGGTATGGCAACGGGACCTTCTGGCGGTTTGACCCAGCTGACAGCTCTGTCAAAGATGTTGGGGGGCCAATCCGAAAGCGACTGCGCCGGGTGAATCGATCTGCAGCCCAATACGGGGTCAGCTATCGGGTCGTCAGCCGCGGCGAGATGATGTTCTGGCTGCCGATGGACGGGTCGGATGAGCCGAACCAGGGGTTCGTTTGGGATTACTTGACTGTGGGCTGGCGCGTTTGCGACCACTTTGAAAGCGTCAAGTGCGCTGTCAGCATCGACACCACAGATGAGACTTTTGTTTTCGGAAAGCGAAAGAGTCCGCCATCTGCCGAAAACGCGACTGTCTGGGTCGAGGGACGGTACTACCCAGGTCAAACGCAAGCCTCACTGAACAACATCTATAGAAGTGGCTGGGTCTCCTCCGAAAAAGGACCCGACCGCAACCACCCGTTCTACGCGGGGCGGTTGATGTTCTCAGGGGAAGAAGCTGCAAACAACAACTACAGCCTTGCGGTGTACCGAAACTGGAACTTTGACGCGAAGGAAACCGAGGGGCAGGACATCCTGGCAGTGCATCCCGACTCGGAAAACATCTCCTTCTACAATGCTGCCATAATGGGGACGGCGGTCTATCGCGCCAAGCGGCATTACATCCACGAGATGGTGATCGATTCAGCCAACAGTGTAGCAATTAGCATCGAACTCAGCGGGTCTGGTCCCTTCACGCTGTTTGGAGCTGATCCGTTCAACACTCGGACCTTCGATGTATTTGGGACGAACCCCGGAGGATTGGGCTGATGTTCTTACCGTTTGGCCTTCCCGTTTCAGGGGTCATCGATCCAGAAGAGCAGATGAGAGACTTCTCTCAGGCTCTGTCGATGCTCCAGCAGATCGACCAGCACAAGTTCAAAGAGAACACCTTCAATGATCAAGAAAAGCTGAGCAACGAGCTTTGCACGATCATGACGTGCACCACAGATGCTGCCCTCAAGGCAACAGCCACACAAGCCCCAAAGTTAGGCTCGGCTGCCACCGGAGCGCACGCTGACTTGTACCAAATCGAGTACAACCGGGGGCTGCAAGAAATCACAATGGAGCAAGACTGGCCTCAGTGGACCAGTAAGTATGCTGAGCTGGTCTTGATTGCGTTCTCATGGCAATGGTGCAGAAGAACCAATGCTTCATACAACTCTCCAGACGGTGGCATTATTCGCATGCAGTTGCGGATAGCTGTTGATGGAGCCTTGCAGCCAGGCACGGGGCCGTTCAGCTTCCCGTTAGATGGGCTGTACCGAGGAAGCGGGCTGGCCAACCGCAGCCTTTTTAGTTCTTGTCACACGGTTCTTGTGCTTCCGGCTGGGACTCACCGCATCAGCATCTTTGCGGGCCAGTCTCCAGCTACGCTGGTGACCGATGACTTGACGAATGACGGGGTCAAGCCGCTGGACGATCCGCCAAACAATGAGGTTGTCTTGGGCAACCGGGGGCTCATCGTCGGAAGGTTTGCGATGGGCCGACAGATTACGGGGTGAACGATGTCTTCTATTACAGTGCCAGCGTCTGGGTCAGTCATTTCATCTGGAGACCTTGAGGCAACCTACGATACCATTCGCAACAAAGCCAACACGCTGACATCCGCTGACTTTGCTCGGCAAGCTTTAGGCGTGCAGCACTTTGCGAAGAATACGGGTGGCGTCATCCGAGTGAGAGACTTTGTTGAGAACACGGTGGCCACCGCGGTGACGGGCACCATGACTGACGAGACCTCAGCGGACATTATTGCCAACTGGACTCAACTGACGCAATACCGGCTCGATGGAACTGGGGCGGGGTATTCTGCTACCGGCTCGTCATGGCTCATCTGGTACATGACATTGAGGTTGTCGGAGTGGTCGTCAATACCAGACAACGAACACATGGGCTTCTTTGCTGCCACATATGCGATCGATGGTGGAGCTGAAACGCTGGCTCCGCTCATGCCTGTGGGTGTCCATGGAACAGGATGGACAGGGCGTGGGACGCTGGACCCAAAGCGAACAGATGCCACTTGGGAAGAGCCAGTTGCTTGGTGGGGAGCCATTGATTTGACAGCGAAAACAGGGTCTTGGACCTTGAACTACATCAAGTTTTACGCTGCCCGATGCGCGTGCAATGTTGCTGGGCTGCCAACAAACTTCACCGTCAAACACGGAACCACCGGGTTCTTTCTGGTCAAGGCCTAACCATGCCCAACTTCACCGCCATGGACTTGCCTGCTGACGGCAACGCCCTCAAGAGAGAAGACCTGTACAGCGACCGCAACGGGGGAGCCAATGGCGCGCTCTATGACCCGGCGCAGGCCCTCACCATGGAACGCATGCGAGGGATGCTTGACGGGCCGTCTGCGGCCACTGCTGACGAAAACTACGATGGGGGTGACGACAGCATTGAACCGTGGATGATTCAAAACGGTGCTCTTGTTGTCGGCAGCTACTGGGGATCAGACAAGTGGACGTTCCAGTATGCCAAGCAACTCTCAAAGTATGGCGACGGAACAAGCGATAACAAGCCAACCCTTCGGGTGATTCATGGTGAACTAACAAAGCGACTCTTTTTGCCGTGGGACGCTGGCACCGTGATTTATGGCTACCAAGGGTGGTTCAGGCAGGACGCAACTTGGTTCCAGCCCAATGATGGAACCTTGTACCAAAACCCTGAGTACTGGGACATCCGAACAAAGATTCGGGGAACCGTCAATCAAGCCATGTACACCAAACTGCCGTTTGGAAGAGAAACCGCAACGACCCCAGACTTCACTGCCAGCTATCCAGCAGGGTTTGACCCAGGCATAATGGATGAGCGGCGGTGGCGGTGGGTGAGCAAAGCGTCCATGCTTAAGGATGTCTCAAAAGGGTACCTGCCCTTTGAGATGAACATTGGCTGTCAAGTCTACCAAGTGGACCGCCAAATCGAGAAGCTGCACACCCCGTCCTGCGGCGCGTGGGTTGTCGCGTTTCGATAGTTGACTGCAAAAAAGAATACAGGAGACAATTATGAGCATCACCGCAGCAGCAATAGCAGCTCCCGTCATCAAAAAAGCGCTGCTGTCTGGCGCACAGAAAGCTGCTATTGGTACGGCTTTGGACTTTGCAGGTAAAACGCTACCAACGGTTGCGACAGCCATTCCCGGAAGAATGGAGCGCATGTACAAGCAGGACATCCTCGCGGATCGCCGCAGGCTACAAGGTCCTACTCGGACAGATCAACGAGCCATTGCTGAGGGTATGGCGCAGGTGCAGGCGCAAGAAGAACAAGCCATGAGCAGAGCGTTGCGGGGCAGTGCAAGCGATGCTGGCGCGTCGGGAGCTCAAGCAAGCATGGTTGGCGACATTCAAAAAGCAGCAATGGGCGCAGGCAACCAAGTGGTGTCAACCACGCGGCAGCAACAGATTGAAGCCGACAGGGCTGACCGTCGCGATCTGGCTAACCGTATGCAGGCTGCATACCAACAGCGAAACGCCCGGATGGCCTCTACTTTGGGGGAATACAAGGGCGCTGGCATAGCTGGCAAAAAGGCGGGCGAGGAAGACAGAACGCTTGAGGCGGGAAAAGTCCTTCAGACAATGCCAAGCATGTCCTACTAAGGCAGGACCATACATTTAATAGGTGTGAAAATGAGCGATCCAATCTCCGAATTTGGAACCAATCCAATATCTGCTTTGGGCCAATACGTTCGAGCCCGGAATGTCCCGACTGGTTCGGGGATGGACCCTGAAACCGAAGCGCAAGTGCGGGCTACACTTGCTCGCGCGTTGACGGACTTGGGTGTGGCTCAAACCAACCTCAGCAAAGACGTGTTTGAGGGGTACACGACCAGCCAGACAGCTTTGGTTCAGGCGAGGGTCAATCTTATTGCGGCCATCGCGGAAGACAACAAGGCTCGAGCTGCCGGAGAGCAAGCCCTCGCATATAAGCTTGCAAACCTCAACAACATGATGGACAACTTTAGCACATTTGTCCTTGGGGAGATGCCGCCAGCAGCGGCTGCTGATATGAATACACAGCTGGAGCCCATTTACGCCCAAGCTGCGCAAGATATGGCTGCTCTTGGACGTGACGACGACCCACTTGACGTTCTGACCCGCCCAGATGGAGCTATTGCTGCTGCTACTAATGCGGCAGCAGGCCAATTAGGGGCTATTCAAGGTCTTGAGCGTGTTCCGTATATTCGGAATGCAACAGAAGATATCACCAATAACTTTTTGGAGACATATGCTGACTATGAGGTCGCTAAGCAGCAAGCAGAGCGTGGCCCTGGTCAAGTACCGTTGAGTGAAGGGGAGATAGAATTCATTCGCAGGATGGCGAAAGACCAGCATCGCACATCGGTTTCCCAACAAGTACAGGGCAACCTGAACAGAACTGTCGGTCTGGGTCCAGACGGCGAAGAAGCATACGACAACAAAAAAGAAGCCTATGGGGCTGAAGTACAAGAATACATCCGGTTGAACCAACAGTCTCTTGGGTTGATGTCCAACACGGAAAACGTCCGTCGAGCACAGCAGACCTTGGGTGCCTTGGAGAACACCCTCCAAGGCGGTGTTGAGGGATACGCTGCAGAACTTGCAAACATCCCCGAACCTCCGGCTCTTGGTGTCGCACAGGATACGCTCCTGTCTCAGTTGGCGAGGCTTGAGAGTTCGGACGCCATGACTGCCGCTGTCGGGGTGTTCAAGGAGAACACTGATGCAGCGACAACCCCAGGTACGTTTCAGGCCCTGAAGCAGTCCTTGGGCTTTGAAACCGACGAAGACGCAGCTCGCTACTTAAGCAGGAATCCAGGCCTGTATCAGGAGATGGTCGCGACCATCAAGGCAGACCCTGACATCGTTGATCTTGGCGACTATACCGCAATGAGGGGTGCCCTTCAGTCCCTTAGCCAGCAGCCCAGAGTGGTTCGTCGGGCCACTTCTCAGATGGGACCAATCATTGAAGCGCAACAGCGGGCTCAGGGTGCGGCTAACCTGAACTTCGACTCAAGCGTAGATAGCGTACGGGAAGAGGGGGCTCCCTCGGTAGTCGAAGATCTACCCGAAGACTTCAGCTTCAAATCAAGCGTAGATAGCGTACAGGAAAAGGCCCCTGGCTCCGACGATGACATTTCTCCAGCTCCACGCGACATTCCAAAAGAAGCAGACGCGCAGAGAAGAGAAAAGATCATGCACATTGGAGACAATCTGAGAGTGATGCTTGCCAAGATCTTACGGGAAGGCGGGGCAGACGACGGCCTGAGCGGAGAGAACCCACCCGTTAGACCGGGACAAGCCCGTAGAGAAGACCGTAGAAAAGACCGGAGTCTAAAAGACGGGCCAACCCGTGATGAAGTGCTACGAGTACTCGACGAAGGTGACGACTTTCTCCAAGATGTCCGGTAGAGGAACACGAAAATGGCAATCCCCAGCCTGTCATCTATCTTGGGCTTAGAGACTCCCGAACAGCAAAAGAAGGAAGGCAAAAGTCAGCCTGTCGAAGTAGAGCGGCACCTCGGATCTTCGGGCATCCCCAGGGATATGCGCGTCGATCCAGACAAGAAGACTGAGGAGATTGTGTTCGGACCCGAGGCGGCTCGTCTTGTCGATGATCTGCGAACCGATGATCCCACCATGACTGAGAAAATGGGGAGGATCTACGAGTGGTCAACTGGCCGGTACGGAGGCGAGGACGAGGAAACAAGCGGGCTGCTTGGCGAGATTGCATCCTCCGCAGCTTCTGCAGCAGGACTGGGGCCTGTCTGGGCTGCCGTTAAAGGTTTAGATGATGTCGATTCGGCTGTAGCCCTGCCGCAAGCAGCCGCTGACGCCGTGTGGAAGGGTGGCTCCGCTGCGATAACAGCGCTTGAGGCGTTCAGCTATCCAGAGCGACTCTCATGGCAAGCTACTGCGGGCGCTGCTTCTTTGTTGCCAGATGCTGACACAACCTTGGGCAAAGCAGCTCAACAGATCTATGCGGCCTGGCCCACCATTCAGCAGACCAATGCAGACCCCACTCATCTGATCAACCTTTTTGTTGACGATGGAATGGCTGAAAGAGACCTGACCCCGGAGCAACTGCAGGGTTTGGCAACAAGCCAGCGACAGTACGCAGAAGGAGTAGAAGACTCTTCCGATGCTTGGATGGAAGCGCTTCGATGGACTTCTCCTGCTTTGTGGGGAGTGGTCAATGGGGCAGCAAGGGCCACCAATCTGGCAGCGGGAATCAACACTCCTCGCCAGAAAATGAGGGCAAATCTATATGCGGCTGCAGCGGACGGCACATTGTGGGAGGCAGGGCTTAGTGAAGAGGCCAAAGAGCGGTCTCAGTTAATCGAAAACGTGCCGTACATCGCTGGTACAGACATTGTTGATGCTCAAGTTTCAAAAGAACAGGCTGCTCTTTTTGCTGAACAAGTGGGTAGTGAGCATCCTGATTATCAGTACTACAACATGCTCTCGAGTGACCTTGGCCGAGAGATTATTGGCTTGGGCTACGAGCTGGCCTTTGATCCGCTTTGGTTTGCTGGACCCGCAAAAGGAGGCATGGTGGTCCACACGGCGGGCAAGACCGTCAGGATGGGCCGATCTGGGTCGCTTGCTGCGCGGGCTCTCGACAATCTGGCAGCCAACGTTGGAGGCCCTACTGAGGCAGCAGAGATTATTGTCCGAGCCGCCGCGGGCGATGCTGATGCCCTGAAAAGCATTGATGAGGCCATTGAAATCGCTGAAATGGCAGCAAGAAAATATGCCGATGACGCCAGCAAAAAAGGTGAGCTGGTTGGGGAAGCAAACCTCTTGAACCTTAAGGGGAGGCAAGCTGCGCGTGTTCGGTCCGCTTTAGGCGACACGTCAGCACCATCGTTGACGGGAGATGCGGAACGGTTGCGGCGGTTCCAGCAGATTGCAGACCAGAAGCTGGACCAACAGCAGGACGCGCTTCGGAGTTTGCAGAAGGCGTACGCTCAGACAGGAAACAAGGCTGCGATTGAAAGCGCCCAGAAACAGGTCGCCGCACTTCAACGAGTTCGCAACGAGAGTTCGTTTGATGCTCTGAGGCTGACTGGGCGACTGGATCTCATGAGGGCGGCCAACATCAACAAACAAGCCGGTCACCTTAAAGCCTTGCGGAAGAGGATCGACCTTGGGGAACAAGTCTTTCAGGACGCTGGGCGGCTGGCTTACCATGTGCCGTTTTCATCGGAGACCCGGTACCTTTCGCAGGCACCGATCATCAGCCCGATCGCCACAAAAGTTAAGGCCTTAAACCCCTTGAAGCCGTACGCCCTTAAGGCCTTGCAGCAGATTGTAGACCAAGGCGGAGAAGCAGCACTGTCAGCTGGGCAAAAGTTGGCTTATTCCGCACAGCGAACAATGCAGACCCCTCCAGCAGTGGTTGGGGCGCTTTGGGATGCAGCAGCAGCAGCGGTGGGAACCAGGGCTATGCAGCCCATGACCGCGTGGGTTCGCTCGCAAGATGAAATCTCAACCCTGTTGTCCCGAGGCCGAGAAGCCCTGCAGCTCACCTCTGACCGGGCTGCCCTCTTCACGGTACAGCGGCTGGAGCCAGAACTCTGGAACCGATACCAGCGGGCGATCAATCAATACACCAGCGACATCAACAACAGACGGAGTGACCTTCAGCAGGGGCTGAGGCGGGCAACAGAGCAGGCTCAAATCGCCGTCCAAGCACGCAAGGCCTTGGTTAAAGAAGACCCCAGCTCTTGGCCGCAAGAGTGGGCTGCTCCAGGGTACGGCGTGCAGAACGTGCTGAACGAGGCGTTCGATGCCCTCGAGACAGGCGCAGGGTTGCTTCAACGTAGACCCGAGATGCAAGGCGTGGCCAACGCTGTAGAAGCCATGGTGGCAGACTTTGCTCGGATTCATCAGAAGTCCATCGATGAGGTAAGACAGTCGCTGGTTCAGATGGCTCGGTGGGCTCGTGGCAACCCGGAAATGCAACGGTTGCAGCAAGCTGAAATGAGGAAACACGAGGCTCTGGCTGAGATTGCAGTCGCCTTGGATTCAGCCAAGACGAGCGCAGCACGGTTGAAGTTAAAGGAAGCCCAAGCGACCGTCTTGGCCCGCTTCAAACGAGACACCGTAAACATTTCCCAACGGGCCAAGGATCAAGAGAAAAGAGCAAGAGAACTGTTGGCCGAGCACAAGGCGGCAACGGCTGCTTTGGTCAAGGAGGCGAAGGACAACCTAAAAGCGGTCAAAGCAGAAAAGGCTCGCAGCATCGAAGCAGCTCGAAAACAAGCAAAGAGCGAGTACCGAAGTTTGCCGCAGTTGGACGAGAAGCTCAACAAGCCTTTGAACATGCAAGACATGACCCGCGACGAATTTGCGGAGATAATCGAGGGCGCAGACAGTGCTTCAGAGGTAGTGAACACCATCGCCCTCATGTCCTCAGACGCTGGGCATCGCGCCATCGCTACTCGTATCCGACACCTTGTGGCAGATGAAGACCTTCGTTTTGTCGTAGTTAAGCCTGGTAGTGGCCCATCACCTCTTGCTATTGCCCGAGGTCGGGCAAGAGGAATGTACCAGCCGAAGCAGGGCGAGCCAGACATTATCTGGCTTAGAGGACCACAAGTAGACGGGTCAGGCATTTCGTCCGAAACCGTCCTTCATGAACTGCTGCATGCAGTGACATCCCGTAAGCTGCACAACGCGAGAGCGAGGGCCAATCAAGGTACTCCCCTGAGTCGAGCAGAACGGCAACTGAACGACATCACAGGGGTGGTCATCCGAAAGTGGAAGGAGCATTACCGGAAGACCGGTGAGGTAATCGGGCCATCCTCTCTAAATGCAGACGAGGTTTTGGCTTGGGGCCTTACCAACCCTGACTTCCAGAAGTTCTTGCAAGGGATCGAACTCAGGGGCAAGACGACCCTATGGCAAGGGTTCGTCAAGGCTATCGGAGATCTTCTCGGAATCCCCAGCGATAAAAGAACAGCGCTGACCGAGCTGCTGCGGGTTTCAGACGACATCTTTGAGGGCAAGATGTCGGATCTGAAATTTATTCGAGATGATGGCGGAAAGCCTTTTCTCAGCACCATTAAGGCCAAGAGGGCTGAGATCAAGAACGAGAAGGACTTTGTTGCATCAAGGGTCAAGGCAGCCGTGGCTGCTTACGAGAAGAGCATCGCGGCAGCAGAACAGTTGAAGACCCAAAAGCAAATGGATCTCGATAGCGCTTTGGCCCAAAACATGGCTGAAATGCTGGCCGAGGGAGGCGTGGCTCGACCGGTCAAGAAGTCTAAGAAAGGCACGATTAACTTGGCGGAAGTCCAAGCTGAGATCAGGCTCCAAAAACAGCAGCGGATGGAAGGGGCAGAGTCGATACGGGACAGCGCAAGAAAGGCAAAGAGGCAAGCTTACGATGCTCAAGTAAGCAGCCTAGCGTCTGCCAAGAAGAAAGGAGCTGAGGGAATAAGCGAACGCCGTCGTGAACTGGCGAAGATGATATCGGAGTCTCAGCCACGATTGGAGCCCCCAGAAATCATAGTGGGCAAGGCCCCAGCAGGACGGCTAACGGCAGACCAGCAGCTTAAGCTGAAAGAATTTGATTCCGCAATCGCAGCTAACCAATCAAAGTTGGCGAGCACTCCAGCAAACAGCCCCGAAGTCTCAAAGATTCAAGGGAAGTTGGAGGATCTGGAAGCTAAACGACAAAATTTGCTGAAGAGAAATTGGATCTTGGAAGACTGGGAGGCGAATCTCTGGGGCCGGTTCCGCTCTTTGACCGGCCAGACTTCAGGCTTGGTAAAAACAGACCCGCAAATCGCCATCCTTGAGCAAAGCATCCGCTTTTTGAAGACTCAAGCTGAAAGGCTAAGACGATCTGCAACCGATACGGCCATTGAGAAATCGGTTCGCAACCAGATGGCTAAGATGGACATGAGCGGGTTGAGCCGGGATGAAGCCCGTCTGGTAAAGGTTCAGGTGAGGGCTGTCGTCACACGGGGTTTGATTAAAGAAGCAAAGAGCATCGCTTCAGACTTGACCCACCAGCAGGCTGCTGTTCAAACCTTGCGGAATACGGTTTCTGATATTGCAAGCCAGCCCAGTTTGAGCCGCGAAGACATCTTGCTGGCTGCGTTTAGCCTCCTCAAAAACACCCCCAAGATTCCAGGCTTCCCGGACTTTGACGTGAGCCGCTTCCCCCAACTTGTGGGTCGGCGTTTGGGAGAACTCCCTGACGACTTGGTCCCCGTGGTGGATGAGCTGAGTTCAATCCAGAAGTCCTACGAGAAGTTGTTCGAGATCCACAGGGAAACGTTCATCAAAGACCCAACGGCTATGCTTGAGGACTGGGGAGTTGTGTCGTGGGTACCGCACATCCTGTCCGATGCTCTTAAGAGGGCAAAGGGTTCTTCCCCTGGAGCCGAAGCAAGAGGCGTAGACAAGGTCTTGAGCCAGCAGACTGACTCAAGGAGAACGCGGAAAATTGCTGGGACCGTTGCGGAGATCAACGCATCAAATAAAAACCCAGCCGTTGCATTTGTTCTCAACCCAAACAAGATTGCAGCTCGGTACATGCAAGAAAACCGAGCACTTGCTGCTGACGACTTCCTTTCCACAATGGTTGGCGGCGGGTTGGTCCGATTCGTCACCCCAAACCTTGAAGAAGGTAAAGGCATTGCGCAAGTCGCGTTGGATGAGGACTTGGTGCCTTTGCTTGAGCGGGGAGGGGCTCAGCAACAAGAGATGGCCACGCGGCTTCTTGAGGGGTTTCAACAGGACTGGGCATCAGACCCTGCCTTTTTGGATTCAAATGGCCAGTTCGACATGGATATGTTTGAAGAGGCAACCACCGCGCTGATGGCAGCGTTGAAGCCAGGCAAAGACGCGCCAATGGCTACATGGCTGCGAGAGTCTCGCAGGATCTCGCAAGGAGCCAACATTGAATACCTGACCTTTGCCATCAAGAAAAACGAGATGACGACGGTGAAGGAACAAACGCGGAGACTTGCTGAAGTCAAGCTCACCGACCCTCGCGACTTGCACAAGCAGTACTTGAGCGCGACCGATGGAGATGAAAGGAAAGCCTGGGACTTGGTGGCAGACGCCCTCAACACAAAAGCAAACGAGCTGGCCTTGGGTGTCCGCACTACCGGGCAGTCGTTGGACGAATACTACGGAGGTGGCAGCCAACTGTTTCGGATGTACATCCCTCGTGTGGTTGCCTCCAGCATGGAGGATGTCTTTAAGGTCAAGCCCCCACCAGGCACGGCTAAGAGGGTGTGGAACTTAATCAACGACTTCTGGAAGACCCGCGTGACGGTCCTCAGTCTTGCGTTCTCGATGAGAAACGCCATCAGCAATCAGCTAACCAACATCTTGGACCTGGGTGTTGGGGGGGCCATGAGCCCTGTGACGCAGACGAAAGCCGGTGTCCTTACAGCAGCAATACCGTTCATTGAACAGCACGGGAGCTGGGGGAAAGCAAGGCGGGCGTTGTCTGCACCCAAGCGGAAGGGCGAGAGCGCGACAGCGTTTGCCAAACGGAAGGCCCAGCACGCAACTTACCTCGGGATCGATGCGATGCTATCGACGGTCACCGTGAAGGGAACAAGCGGACGACGTTTGTTTGACCTTGGCGATGGCACGCTCCGAACCATGGATGAAGCCCATGATCTGCTGCAAGAGAACAACATTATTGCCCGAAGCTTCCAGATGGTCACCGACCTGAACACTTTTGCAGACAATATGGGGTCGAACTTCATCCCCAAAATGGCCACAGACAAATCAAATCTGGACAAGCTTGAGCATCTTGCTCACAAAAGCAAGCTGACCGAAGGGTACGCCATAGTGGCGTTGTCAGCGGCTTTGACCGGAGGCATCCCGGTTGCTGTGCCGAGGAGAATGGGGGCGGCGGTTTCGCGCAGCATTGAAAACCAAGCGCGGCTGATGAACTTCATAGGAAACATGCGCCGGGGACACACGATTGCGGACTCAGCGGCGCATGTTCAAAAGTTCTTGTTTGATTATGGCGACTTGACGCCATTCCAGCGTGACACGATACGGATGTTCATCCCGTTCTTTACTTGGACCTTCAAGAACGTGCGCCTTCAGATCAATCAAATGATTGAAAACCCGCAGTTCTATGCGACATACAACCGCATCATGATGGATGCTTTGCCAGACACCATGCTGGCTTACAATGTCCACCAGCAAAAACAAAAGCTGCCTGAGATTGAAGAGGAGATTGCTTCGTTAGAAGCTGTCGATCGTTTGAACCTTACCCAAACAAGGCGGTTGGGCACCCTCAAGAGTCAGGTGGTAAGCATCAGGTATGCACAGCCCCGCCCATACAACCAGTACACGGACGAAGCCACGAGAGGGACCGAAAGCTACGCAAGAGAGCGACTGCGAGTACCCATTGGCGAGGGCCTGTATGTGGAGGGCTTTGCCACTCCACAGGAGGCCTTCTTTGAAGAGATCAGCATGATTCGCGATACCGCTTCTGCGGTTGCAGACATCCCGGCCAGGTTGGGGGTGTTTGGCGATGATGCTAAGCATCAGGCCTATCTTCGGGGTCAAATAAAAGGACCGTTTGCAGCTCGCTACTTGGCCCGTTCGCACATTATGGCAAAGCTCGCTTCTGAAGTGTTGTCAAGGCATCACTTGTTTTACGACAGGCCGATAGAGAGCCTGACCAATGGTCGCACAGTGGGTGCCATGATCGACAGCCTTGAAGAGATCCCCCTGGCTGGGCAACTCCCTGCGGATACTCTCAGATCATTGTCGGGCTACATTCAGGTCAGCGAGGGCGTGCACAAGCCGCCATCACACCGAGTTGATGCGTGGGCAAACTATGCTCTCACGATGGCCATGCCTTCAAGTCGGCACATCAACGATGCTTTGGCCATGTCGCAAACGGTGAACACCAGCGCTGTTGCAGATCCGTCGCGAGAAAACCTTGCCAGCGTTGACCCCCGAACGCCGTTCTGGCGGGTCTTAGATGGCTACACCGGCATCGCTGTGAAGCACATTGACCCCGATGCCGTTAGCGAACGAAGCCTGCGAGAAGTCAATGAAGCCGTGCAGGCTTACTACGAAGGCCGGAGCTGGGGGTACACGCAGGAAAGGTTTAAAGTTGACCAGAACAAAAGATAGGAGGATAGCATGCCTGTGATGATCGACTATGGCGTGGGTTACCAAGCCGCATTGGCAACCGCTTATGTCAGCTCAACCGTGGGCGAGAGCGCTCAGGATGCGGGAGCAGTGACGACGCAGGGCAAGTGCATGCTTGAGTCGCTCAGGATGCTCGCAGAAATCAAGAGTGGATCTCCGACGACGATCACTTGGTTCCTGAGTGAGGACGCAGCTGGGCAACGGCCTGTGTCCGACGAACGGACAGACACTCTGGTGGCAACCAGAAACGCGAACTTCAAGTCTGTGATCCTGATCTTGGGCTTGGCTTACAAGCGCACGCAGTTTGCCCCAGCAGACTTCAACCTGTTCATTCAGTGGAAATTAGATGCTGGTACTGCGGATTGCTACGCCTACCTCCACTGGAGGACTGCATGACCACCAGCTACCGCCGATACGGCGACCCTGCAGCTCAAGCCACAGAGCCAGTGCAGCCACCCTCGCCAACCAGCGAGGCGGTTGCCGCGGGGGGAACGCCAGCAGCCAAGACTTTTGGGGCCTTCACTGACCCCTCCAGCCTGATTGACAGCTACAGCGCTGTTATGACCAATGCTGTTGGCTCCTCTGGCATTAGCGGCAGCGGGCTCGGGGCCTACACCTTTAGCGGGACAGCCAATGGCAACAGCTTTACGCTGTCCCTCAAAGCCCTTGATGCCGATGGGGATACCCTGGCGACAGCAACCCACACGGTCAACATCGCTGCAGACACCGTCGATCTCAACGCTCTTGTTTTGAATGATATCAATCTTACGGATGGAAGCTGGACCTTGTACGATCCGTCGTCGCTTATCAAGTCTGTGACCTGGGATGCTGGGACCAAAAAGAACACCATCACATTTAACGCGCTTGCATCTGGAAACGCCGCGTACAACTGGAAGAACTCAAGCACCAAATCCGGGCCTCGGTGGTACCGCACTGCGGCCATTGACGGAAACAATTTGTCACGGGGCAACACTTTTACCGGAATCTACGTTCTTGACAGCGACGATAGCGTCCGGGACTTTAAGGGAGACTTCATTGTTGGCATTGCTCGAGATGCCAGCTCCACAGCGGTGAGCAACGTCATGTTGGGTGGTGCCATTTGCTCTTTGTTTAGCGCATCGGTGCCATCGAACGCCGCCTATGGGGTCTACTCGTACAGCGCCGCGACTTCGGCGGGGACATCGGGGCCTGATAACGGGCTTATAACCTACCTCCACGGAGGAGAGAAGGTGGGAGGTGGTGCAAGCTACCCCTTGGCCAGCGATGGGACGGCAAACAACGTTTCAACCCGCAGTTCAAATCAAAACATCTCGACTGGAGGGAGCCCCCTCCATCAAGTCGTGGCTGTCGGAACTTACAACAATACAGCGACGATAGCGCAAGACGATACAATGGTGTTTGCCGCGAAGTATGCTCTTATCAAGCCGGTGATCTAATGCAGTTCGTCGATTTCCCAAGCGTTTCTCAACAGACTGTCTCGACTGAGGACACCAACAATGCCGCTCAGTCTGCCGATGGCTGGATTGTGCCTCTCGTAATCCCTTTGGATGACGTTGACGGGTTGTTGGCGTCGTACGATCCAAGCAATAACTACAGTCCAAGCGCCGAAAACTCTCGCGTACTGGCCCGTTTAATCCTTGATGCGCTCAAAAAGAAAACTGAGGGATAGACATGGAAACCGCTGAAGCTCTCGCTCCATTCCTTGCCGGACCAGCCAGCGCTGTGTTTGTAATGCTGATCTTGCTCCTTGGCCTTTGGAAGCTGACAACAGAAAAACTGATCCCGCTGTTGGCCAAGGGTCTTGATCGTCATTTGAACAGCTTGGACGAATTGGTTGCGACGAATAAGGCTGACCATGCGGCCATGGTCTCTTGTCTTCAGCGCATCGAGGTCAAGCTCGATGTCGACCGGGACGAGCCAATGCGAGTTGTTCAGTGATCCCGTTTTCTGCGGGGGACGTGCGATCTTACCTTGAGCACCTGGGGTTTATGCCCGACTTGCAGCCTGGCTGCACAACGTACCTCTTCCTGTCCGGTGCTTCTCTGGGCAGCGACGCGTCGAGCAGCGGGAGCACGATTGCCTTGGAGGTTATCCCTGCGAGAGAAGACCACTACGACGATGTCTGTCTGACGTACCTCGAGGGAGGTGAGCTGACCGCCAACAAAGGGACCAGCGACCCTGGCAGCTACCACTACCACCGACAGGGCAGAGCCAACCTGGTTTGGTGCCACCCTCATCGCTTCGTCAGAGGGAAGCACAATGGCAACGGTCAGGCCGTGCTGCGCCCTGAAGGGGGCTCTAATCGATTCTGGCGAGATGCTGATGGAGATGCTCGCCAGGACGCTGAGGAGGGCATCCAGGGTGGAAACGGTACGATGCTCATCCACGCAATGGGCGGCAGCCGCATTCAAAGATGGGGCGCTGGATGCCTGGGCATCTGGGACCCCAAGAACTACCGCGGTGAGCTTTGGGCAGCTTGGCGAGACCAAGCCTACAGGACCTGCGAGAAGCTCGGTACGGTCCAGGTCGTGATCATGCCCGGCAGTGACTTTGCCCGATACCTGGCCGACCCCAAGCACCACCAGCCCACCCTCTGGCCGGGCGCGACGGGACCGTGGGTCGTGGGCCTGCAGCGGCGGCTCAACTCGTGGAGCGGAGACAGCCGCCAACAGCTGGGCGTCGATGGCGACTTCGGCAGGGGCACGCTCAAGCGCTTGCTGGAGTTCCAGGCTGAGGGGGCACTGACTGCTGATGGCATCGTCGGACCCCGAACCTGGGCCTCCCTGGCGGCTTGGCGAGACTGATGGGAGGCGGTATGGATCCGATAACTGGAGTGGCATTTGCGCTGGCCATCTTGGCTGGCTTTGGTGCTGGCTGGGGACTCAAGCCAGACGACGGAGCGGAAGCCCTCCAAGCCCAGACGGCTACGCTTTCAGAGGTCTACGACGGACAGCAGGCGTTGCTGGAGCTGGGAAGTCGGCCTGTCGTGATCGACGCTGAGCTGCGCTCGACGCTGGCAGAGGTGCCGGTTCAGTGCAGGGCAGACGCTGGCGGAGATCCCATGTCGGTGCCCTGCCAGTGGGCAACCTGCCTCCAGTACGGCCAGTCCAGCGCCCAGAGACCGGAGTGTCGAGAGGTCGAGGCGCTGATGGTAGCCGCTCTTTCAAATCCGCTTCCTGTCGGTGATGAGTAGACAAAAAAAAAGAGGGTTGTCCATAAACTGTGGACAACCCTGTAGGTTGGTGCCTTAGAGCAGGCCGTAGTAGTCGAGGACCACCGCCAGCAGCCATGCGATAGCCAGCAGCCAGCCTGTCAGGTCATCGTTCATGGTTGACTCAAGCGACAAAGAATGATTGACAATACGACCATCGCTGGAGCCGACCAAGGCCAAAGCACTCCGGCGGCTACGCAACAACCAACCAGGACGGCGTGAAAGGCTATCACATCGCCTTCTTTGGCCAGTCAGGCTCTTGCTGTGGCCAAGGAGCAGTCTTCTTGCCGTCTGTCAGGGCAAGGAGTGCATTGCGCCAAGCGTGGCGGCGGGTCGCACCCTCGCTCAAGGCAAACTGCTCATCCAGTTGAGGCACTCGGCCCTTCATTGGCACTGCGCGGACCTCCCAGCCTTGCTTGCAGGGCAGCAGCATCAAGAAGTTGGGTGTCTTGAACTGGCAGAGCCGCTCGATGATGGCCTCGTGCAGCAGCCAGCGGGATGTCCTCAACCACCCACGGTTAGAGATGTCCTTCCAGAACCCCATCTTCAACGAGAGTTCGTTGAGTGCGTTCCACCACCAGTGGGCCATGATGAGCCGTTCGCGGTGATGGTTCATCTTCTTGCGACCTTTCTTGGGGCGCTTCACGCCACGCTCTTTGACCTGTCCCGTCCAGCTCACAGAGAACTTGCGGTCGGGCTTTGCCCTGTTGGGCTTTGTGTAGTTGCGGGTGTCCGACCACACATGGACGATCAGCACGTCGTGCTCTACTGAGTGCCGCAGCGTCGGGGTGCTCTCACCCTCGACGTACAACGGCATCTGGGAGCCCCAGCCAACGTGCTTGGCCTCGTACCAACGGTCAGCGCCGATGTGGGAAGCCACAAGGTCCAGGGCTTCGTTTCCTGTGATGGACAGGCTGTCATAGTCAATGCTTTTGGGTTTCATAATTAGCTCTGGTCGCTTGGAAGTAGGGTGCAGAAGATGGCGAACATCCAGACGAGGAGCTGGATTGATAGTACAAACAATTCCTCAATGGTCATAGGAGACTCTCCAGTCAGGGAAGTGGGCGTCAATGGGGACCAGAAGAACCTGGCCATGGGCAGTGCGTAAACGTTTACGCACCTTGGCTACGCCGCCAGCGCCCTCAAGGTCTCGACGGACGTGCCGAGACAGGCGCACAGCACCGTCGAGAGACAGGTCGGAGATGACCCGTCCCGAGGGAAGCACTACGGCGTAGTCCAGCAGAGTCACTGGTCTGCCGCTGCCGCTGCTGCCTCTTCGGCACTCTCAAGTCCAGGGCAAAGCCAAGACTGCAGCGTGCTGATGCGGCCATCGGGTCGCAAGATCCTCAATGTCAACTGCTCGTTGCCGTCCCAGGTGACAAAGCATCGACCGCCGTGACTGACGTGCACCACCTGCTCAAAGAGCATGCAGTGCATGAGTGATACCGTAGGTTTATTCATCTCATCCATGTCTACTCCTCCGCCCGTGCGTTCATTGATTTATAGAATTCCACAAGAGCCGGGACCAGAGCGGTCCTCAGCTCAGCGATCGTGTGTCTGACGAGGTTGTCGTCGTCGTCGTACTGGCACTCAAGGTACGCGCTTTCTGGGAAGTCGTGCGGCCCTCCCTCGCAGATGCCCTCCACGATGCACCAGATTGCGTACTGGTCTGGGGTGAGGCCCTCGTCTTCAAAGGCCTCTTCCTTCAGGCCCATGTCGTGGGCATTGAGTTGGGCATGGTACAGCGCCTCTAAGATGTGTTCTTTGGGTGTCATGTCTTGACTCCTGATTGGTTTATTGGTTGCCTAATGCAAGCGAATATATCCCCGGTAGTATTTGGGATGAACCTGGGCTTTTGCTTCGGCTTCCTGTGATTGGGGGACCTCAATCTTGCAAGTTGCGACCCCCCAATCTCCGCCCGCTACTGATCGAGCGGTTGCCCTGCCAAAAAACAGCCCTCCTTTATTGAAAAACGCGGTCGTGGATTCAGAGCGGTACCGATAGCCGAGCGGCACAGCCCCGCTGTCCACACGAATTTTGATTGATTTAAAATCAAAGCCCAGTGTCAAGGCCTCACCAATGGCCTCTGTTAACAGCGCTGCAAACAACTCTGAATCGTCATCGTCCCAAGTCCTAGACCGCGCTCTACGATCGACATGGGTCGCTTCAACTCGAATCCAAGCAGCGATGTGTCTTTTGAAATCGGCCAAAAAACGGCGATCGTTTTTTGAGATAGCCCGGATCAGTTCCCAAGCTTGATCCAGCACTTTTTCGTCAGGGAGGCAGAGCATCGCAATCAATGCTTGTCCTTGTTTTTTTCTCATGTCTTGACTCCTGATTGGTTTATTGGTTCATCGCTTCAGTGGTGTTCAGTAGACGCCGACCCAGGGCCAGGTCCTTCTGCTCCTCGTCGGAGCGGTCGTCGTCGTGCTCAAGGTCGCTGACCGCTTCCTGCAGCCAGGAGGTGAGGACCTCCAGCAGGTCCTTGGGGTCGAGCCAGAAGCCGTCGTGGCGTCCCTCCTCTACCCACTCCGAGACCATGGCCTTGAGGTCGGTGTGGTCGTGGAACTGGAACCAATCCAACTCTCCGACCCAGTCTCCTGCGTCGATGAAAGCGGGGACCTCCTCAAGCATCTCCCTGAGCTGGCGTTCCAAGCCCTCCAACTCCTCGGTATCCAGCCCTTGCTCGTCGGTAGGCCACCGTCCGACGATGGAGAGCATCGCACCGAGGCGCTCACCTTTCTTATAGAGATCAAAGATGGCTGCAGCAATCAGCTGGGCTTCGCTACTCTCAAGCATCTTCCTGAGTTCGCTGCCGACCACGTTGGGGTCGAGCATGATCTGCCTGTCCCGCCCATGCCAGACACTCATCGGCACGGCAGAACCGACTGCCGCGTAGTCGCTGATGTCTCTGTCCTCTGGGTCGAGGATGATGGAGTACCGGGAACCGCTGACTCCGCGGTAGCTGCCCGACAGGTGGATGGGAATATTGGTGGTCATGTCTTGACTCCTGCTGGGTTGGTTATGTCGTCGTTCCACTTCATGGAGCCGTCGTCTTGTATGTGCACATACAAGGCTCCGTTTTCGTCGTACAGGCCCAGACCTTGTTCGCCGATTCGGCGGGTTAGGATGTCCCAGAATGAAGGGGTGACGATCAGCATGCTGCCATCAAACATATGGTAGATGGTGTTGCTGCCATGCCAGCAGTCCATCGATGCCATGGCATTCAGGCACACATCAGAGATGTGGATGTCCTCGATGTCGAGGAAGTTATACGACGAAAAGAAGAAGCGTTCAGCAATCAGCTTGGCTTCGCTGGGCCAGCATTGCTCTGGGTTGTTCTTTGTGGTCATGTCTTGACTCCATGGGCTTGGTCGTAGTGCAACGCGTACTCCTGGGTAGAGTACGACTCATGGTCCTTCTTCTTCTTCAACTCAATCACCTTGCCGCACACCGGGCAGGTGCAGGTCATCTTTCCGTTCTTGTATGTCTGTCTGGCGTATGGAATGCCGATCATTGTCTTGACTCCTTGTTGCTTGATGTGTAGCTCGGGACAACCAAGCCGTCAACGGGCTGGACTATCCAAGCTCTCGGTTACGCCTTCGATGAAGGCTTCGACGAACGCCGCCGCGACTTGCGGGACGATGGCATTTCCGTAGGCGCGCAGGCGTCCCACTCTCTGGGATACCCCATCAGCCAGCGGGAATGTGCCGGGTTCAACCGGCCGCCACTTGGCATCCCGGCAGAGGAGCCAGTCAGCAGTATCCCACTGGCCAGCAGTCGAGCCGGGCCAGTGCTCAGGTGCATTGCTACCGCAGTCAGGGTGTCGAACTTGCCCCGATTCCACCGAGCCCCGGAGGACTCCGCATCCTCCGCTCTGCATGTCGGCCAGCCGCTCAGTCGAGCTGCATCCACCATCGTGGTCCCGGCGTGCCCCTTCACCATGTAGCCGTGGCGGGCGTTCTCGGTCGAGTCCCGGGCTGTGGCTGTCGGCCAGCCCGCGAGATGCACTGCTTGGCCGATGGGCAAGCCCGCCCCGTTTCCGTTGCCGTGCTTCGCTTTGAGCCGTGCCAGCCGCTGCTGGTGCTTCTCCGGGCAGGCAAAGACGTTGAAGGCCTGAGCGTCCGGGGTGGGCCAAGGCTTCGCGGCGGACGGCTCCGAACCAGAGCCGCTGCCGGAGGTGCGGTGCCCCCGCCCCCGCAGCGCAGATATCGGCGGCCCCGACGGCATATCCCAGTGCTTCCAGGTCAGCGCGTACAGCGGCGAGCCACGTCCGTCCAAGCGGGCTCGCAACCTGCTCTCCAAAGATGACTGCAGGCTGGCACTGGTCAATGAGTCTGCGCCAGACAGGCCAGAGGTGGCGGGCGTCGTTGGTGCCTCGCTTGCTCCCGGCTTGGGAGAAGGGCTGGCAGGGGCAGCTACCAGTCCAAACAGAGAGGTCTGCCGGAACACCGGCAAGGTCAAGAGCTTGCTCCCATCCGCCGACTCCGGCGAAGAAGTGAGCCCTGTTGTGGTCTTCAAGGTCGTCGGCTCTGACATCTTCGATGCTCCTGTGGTCAATGCGACCAGGGCTGATGTGCCCTGCAGCCGCGAGGTTGCGGAGCCACGCCACGGCGAACGGCTCCAGCTCGTTGTAGAAAGTCATCATCTTACCCTCGCCATGTCGTCAGCATGATGGCCTGGGCTCTGACCTTCGCCATCATCCGGGCATCGATGCCCTTGCTGGGGTCGCAGTGTTCGATGAACACGCGCTCCATCGCTCCCTGGAACTCACTGAGCAGTTCAGCGACAGAAGCACCTGCCAGAAGCGCGTTCTTTGCTATGATGTATTGAACCCGGTGAGCACCGGACCAGATCAACTGACCCCGGGCTGACGGGTCAGAGTAGGGGTCTCCCAACATGCCCCGACACACCTCGCGTTCTGAGTCGCAGCCCTTGATGCTGCGTTCCAGCCATTCAAGAGCCTCCTCTTTGGTCTTCATCATCTCACACCTCGTGTTAAAATACCGTGGTACTCAGGTTGTTCGCCGGTTTCCACGTCGCCCTCAGTGCCGAGGCGGTAGCCGTCAGCGTCGTACACGACAGCCTTACAGGCCAGAATGGATGCCCGGTCCCGATAGGACAGGGCGTTGCGCCAGCGGCGCAAGTATCCGTGCCACTGAGGGACGCGCCCCCAGCCATCTTGTTGGTCCATGCGGGTGAAGACGCCAGCCCCCACGCCGCTCATGATCTCGCTGATCGCTGCCACCGAGCGGTCGCTGGCAAGGATCTCCTCACCCAGCCGCGCCTCGATGCTCTCGTAATTCTCCATCTCACACCTCCTTAGATGTAGTCGTATGGGTTGTCCAAGATGGGCTGGGCCGCCTCCTCTGGGGTCCAGTCCGCGTCGTACATGTCCCGCCAGAGCAGGTCGATGAGGTCATAGACCCCGATGCCAAACAACTCTGCCGAGATGATGCGATCCACTGCCCGCATCCACTGCTTGAATGTCATCTCACCTCCATTGCAGCCGCCACAAAGGCAGCCTGAGTTACCGGGGGAACCGCGTTCCCTGCCATACGCAGGGTCGCGGACACGTTGTCCTTGCCCCGCCACTGCGGGATCTTGTAGGTGGGCGGGAAGCCCATGGCGGCCATGCTCTCCCGTGCGGTCAGCATCCTGATCCCCTTCGACGGGTGAACCAGCGCCCACCGTGCCTTCCGGGTGATGGTCGGGATCGGCTTGTCTACCGACTGAGGCACGAGCCCCGACCCCTGCGAGTAGTAGGGCAGGAGGAAGTAGCCGCCGGGGTACTTGGCCAGCCCAGCATCCACCACAGCCCGGGTACGGGACGCCAGCGGAGTCGTCCGCTGGCTGTCATCCAGCGGAGACCACGTCGCTGCGGTCTCATCGATGCACCCCCGGAAGGCCCGCACCTTGGCCACCTTGCGGGCCTCGATGCGGGCCAGCAGGGCATCCGCCCCGCCGACGCCACGGACGCCGACCACCAGCAGCCGGGGCCGACTGGTGGGCGCACCCCACTCCATGCAGGAGTGGCGCAGGGTCTTGACCTCGTAGCCGAGGGCAGCAAGCCGCCCGATGTACTCAGCCCACCGGTCCCACTGGGCCCACTGGGGCACGTTCTCCAGCAGGAAGACCTTGGGCCGGAAGGCAGCCACAGCATCCACCACAGCGAACGCCGCAGCGTTGAGCTTGGCGTGCCTTGCGGCCACCTCTGGGCAGGACTGCCGCCATGCCCTACCACCGGCACTGTGACCGGGGCAGGGGGGAGAAGCCATCAGCAAGTCCACGGGCCCAGACAGCTGGGCTTCGTGCTGCCAGTCCAGCCGGGTAACGTCTGCAACCTTGCAGACCCCAGGATGGTTGGCATGATGCCACGCCGCAGCCTCATCGGACAGTTCATAGGAGCGGACCACGTCCGCCCCTGCCATCGTGGCCCCGGTGGTCGCACCACCGAAGCCGGAGAACAGATCCACGGCTCTCATGACCATGGTCCTGACAGGACCGTGAGCATGAAGGTGGCAGTAAACCCAAGCATCCACGCATGGGCCAGCATGTCTACATCGTACTTCATCATGACTTGACTCCTTTGCCGAAAGTGGCTCGTAAAGCTCGCACTGGTCGAGCTTTCGGAGACACTCCCCGCCGAAGCGGGAGGGCTGGGGGTGTGCTACTCGTTGAGAGCAGCGAAGGCGTCCCCCAGTTCGTATTCGTCCACCTCCAGATCCATGGGGTAGTTGGCGTTTTCGAGGTCGCGGAGGAGTCCTCCAAGAGTCTCCATCCGGTCGATCTGCTCGCGGATCTCATCGGCGGCGGCTACTGCTGCCTCATGCTTCTCCATCGCCGCCGTGTAGGCGTCGGCGTCGGCGTAGTCGTCCTTTTGGGGCTCCTCGTCGTCGTCGTCGGGCTGCTCGGGAGTGGCCTCCTCCAGAGCATCCGCCGCCTCTCGGGCGTCGTTCGTGAGGTTCTCCATCGCCTCGCGAAGCTCATAAACGAGCCCCTCTACGTCGGTGATTTGGCTGGTAATGTTGTTAAGCATATCGCGGGTCATGGTTTTTCTCCGTTGGTGTGGTTGCCCCCCGAAGGGGGCGGGCGGTGAGGGGGTGAGGGTCAGGAGCGGGCGCTCATCGGTCTAATTCTCTTTCGATTAATTCGATCTGGTAGGTGGCCTCGGTGACCATCTTGAGGTTGCTGCCGTCGATCTCGTCGGGATGGTCGGGATGGTCGAGCCAGATCACATCGTAAAGCACACCGCTACGGATCGGCAGCCTCAAGACGTTGGGGGAGTCGTGTCCGACGACCATGCCGAATTGTCCGTGACTTGAGAGGTTAGGGTTGCTGCAGACTACTTTTGTCATTGTCTGATTTTTGTTCATGGTGTTGCTCCGTTGTGGTGTTGCCCCCCGAGGGGGGCGGGGGGATTAGCGGGCCGACGCCAGGAGTGTGGGTCTCATCGGTCGCCCCCGCACTCGCCCCGGCAAATACCGTCATCCTCGCCGCAGGCGGTGCAATACCCGTACCCCGAGCCTGCCGACTGCAAACACTCAAAGTGCACGGCCGCGCACCGCATGGTGCATATTCTTGGCTCATATTTGGGGTAGGTGAGCCGCTTCCGAATGCCGCAGGCGGCACAGAAGCCCGTGATGGTTTTGTGTTTCATGTCGTGCTCCGTTGTTGTTGCCCCCCGAAGGGGGCGGGGGATTAGCGGCGGGCGTGGACCACATAGACGGCCCAGGTTGCCCCGCCTGCTCTGATTTTTCGCTGGGAAACGACCCATTTTTGGTAAGGATCGTCCCGCTGTAAAGCGCGGGCGTATGCCTCCGCTTCTTGGCGGTCGGGGTAGACGCATGCGTACCGGTCATCGTTACTGTGAAGGTCGATCATGGTTTGCTCCACCACATTAGTTGTTCCACCAGAGTTGGATCCTCTGCTGGGCGAATTGGATAGCCCAGCCACCCCGGGCACATCCGGGCACATCCCGGCTCATCAAGGCCTCGATGAGCAGGCCTGCGCGCTGCTCACACAGGGGTGCGGTGTTGGCACCCCTTCCCAGTTTCACCACGGCGATGGTGAAGCGCTCGATCTCATCGTCATCCGGGTAGATGATGAATGAAACCTCCCTGGGATAGACGGCAGCCACAAAGGCTGCCACCTCGTCGGCGGTTGCCGAGCTTGCATATGCTATATCCATGTCTTGACTCCTTTCCTGCTGTCTGCAGGGTACGACCACCAACATGGGCTGGTAGTCCTACACCGACGACAGCCGGACAGCGGGGGACGCCCCTCAGTGCTGAGGGTAGTCCACGTTCGGGACAGCCTTGTCCCAACAGTTGCGGCACGGGCCGCACTTGTTGTCCTGCTTGCTTGCAGGGCACACAGCAGGGGCATCCCGCCACGACACGGTGCTGGTGAGGACACCATCTGGGAGCCGCTTCATGGGCTTCTGCCCGGTGAAGAACGACGACACCCGAACGGTGAGGTTACCGGGGATCGGCTGGGCAGAGCCATCCCGGACAGCCTTGTCGTGGGCTTTCAAGATCCCGACCTCGCGAGTCGGGAGCCAGTGACGGACACCCGGGGTTCTACGGCAGACCTCCACGATGTTCATGAAGTGTTGGAGACTCTGGAGATCTCCAGAGTCATGCCACCTGAAGTAGCCCTTCTCACGGTGCCCGATAGTGCACCGACGGCTGATCATCATCGTCATTGCATCCACCCACAAGGGGTGGGTCAGGGCGTCATAGCGGGCCCTCAGACCCTGCTGCACGCTCTTGTACAGGTAGTTGCCCTTGAGGGCGTAGCACTTGCTACAAGTGCTGCCAGCCTTCTCCGCAAGCCGAGATCCCACCTTGCACAGCGATGCTGGCAGGGAGGTAGAGAACCCCGGCATTTTCGACGGCTTTCCTAAGCCGCTCTTGTGTCCGGTGATCAGCCTCGCGTCTTTTACCTTCATGTCTTGACTCCTTTCCTGCTCACAGCAGGGGACACGGTTCGATCGAGCCGAACCGTTTCCACCGATGTGAGCTGAACGCTGGGAGGAGGCGCACTCCTCCCAGCAGACTCAGACCACCCATGTCCGGCCTTCCAGCCGGACGGCAATGCCCTCCGAGCGGAGAGCAAAGAGGACCGCGGCCTCCACAGCGACGGTATACGAGATACCGCCCGGGCCGTTGCTCTGGACCTTGAGAGCCTTCCCCGCGAGGAGGGCGCTTCGGGTCCTGTCAATAAGTCGCCGTGAGCAGCGGACTTCCTTGCCGCTGCTCAATCGCACGGCGCTGAAACCAGCGCCGCGTCCGGAGGCTCTCACCTCCGATACCTTGTACTCCGATCCACCACGGGATCGGAAGACTTGTCCTACTTCCATTACCATCCGAATGCCGCCCAGCAATAGGAGCGGTCCTCCCGCTCCTCCCGCTCGATCTCCCCGGCACTGCGGGGGCTAGGGCGGAAGGCCTCAATTCTGGCATCACGATTGTGATCACGATTGTGATGCCAGTTCTTCGCCCGTCCCCGTAGGGACTTCGGGATGAGATCGAATGACCCATCCCGCAGTGCCGCCCAGTGACTATAGTCACTGTTGACCCACTTTAATAGTTTCTTATCCATCTCTGGCCTCCATGAAAAAAGGCACCACCGACCCGGAGGTCAGTGATGCCTGGTCAATTTGCAGACGCACTTCTCCCAGCAGCTGGGCAAGTACGGTGCAGTGATAGCGGGAGGGGGAATCGAACCCCCTTCGAACCCGGTTAGACCAGATCCAGCACACAGCCCCGCTGAGCTTTGAGACTTAACAGGTACCCGCTCCCTATTGTCTGTAGAGCACGGGCACCCTTGGCACCTAAACAATTGACTTGCTAAACGCCCCGGAGCCGTATCCGAAGCCCCCTCACGGGGTAATGGCTTGTCTGCAGTACACCGCCTCGCCTATCGTGTACCTATCAAGTGCTGCTACTCCTCCCGGACCCCACACAGGGGGCTCGTGCCGTTGCCGTTAGTCCCAGTCTGCCGGTCTGATGGAGAGTTAGGGGCCGCTATCGGGGCGCCACTAGACGCTTACAAGATCCGACCGCTTAGGTCTGGCTTGTCCCGAGGGTATCCCTCACTCGATCCAATCCCCGGCTCTCATGGGTAGCGTGGAAGAATCGCAACACCGTCATGGGTACAGTCATCGACTGTCTTTCAACATGGACGGGCCCTCTGCTACCCCGAGAGGTAGCGTGCTCACCGCATTACAGCGGGTCATGGCAGGGAGTCAGTAGTGACCTCAAAAAGATCGGTGCAACGCTGGATATGTCGGTGCTGTATCTGGCTACAGGTCAGGGGAGTGTAGCGGCTCCCGGTTCGGGTCTGTGATTGTTTCCAACCACACCCTCAATGTGCCCGATTGCATGACAAAGTGCAACCCCATAGGGTCACTCAATGTGCCAAATGTCATCATTGTGCACATTGCAAGTGGGTAACTTTTTTCAAAAAAACTTCCGCTGATGTTCTGAATTGCCTCCCTGGCCACCACTTTGGAGACCTGATCACCCCATGACAGCCGGATTGGAGCTTGTCTCGGGTGTGGTCTCAGCAGGTCCCCGCCATGGATCAGGGGGTGAGTCTGGGGAGGATTGGAGGAGAGGGGAGAGCAGCATCCAGGGGTCAGTATCCCCGCGTGTAGGCGCGCCGTGTGTTCCACTTGTCTGCGACGAAAGCAGTGTGTGCCTGCGGTTCCACTCTGTGCCCGCGCATGTGAGGGTTCCACTCTGTGGCCGGACGTGCGGGGTTCCTCTCCGTGCTCGAGTGCATGCGGTTCCTTTCCGTGCACAGCTGTGCGCGGGGTTCCGTTCTGTGGGCGCGCGTTAGGCGCGAGGGGGGAGCTCCCCCCCCAGGGTCGCCCCGCTGTATATATCATTAGACCCCTCAAACGATTTCTGACGTTTTCCAATGAGGCAGGTGCAACGGGGAGAAGCGAGAAATGACAACTCTTAAGGTTGACAAGGTCCGAGAAACCGGCTCCATTAGAAGAGCGTGCTCAAGGAGTTCAAGCAAAGCTTGACTCCGTAGAGCAACGCTCTTCTGTGTGAGACCTTTACCGTCCCCAGGCCTCCTTCTTGAGATATGCGGGTTAGAACGGTACGAATGGCTAAGAAGAAGGCAACAGTAGTACGGTACCAAGTGCTGGTGGAGAGTTCGTCCGGTGTGGTTGCTGTGACGAGTCCGTTGTCGTTTTCGTCTGCGTGGGCTTCTCATGAGTTGTTGCGAGATCCGGGGTCATCGTTGCCGGTGCTTCGATCAGGGGCTCGGTTGTCGATAGTGGTTCTGAAGTCTGAGCCATTGGGTGTTGGGGGTCAGCAGGGGTTGTTTTCCTGACAAGAATGGCGTTAGGATGGTGGTCCTTATGGGTTGGCCGGTTGATATGTTGTGGGGCTGCATTGGTATGGGTGGTCTTGGGGTGTTGGGACTGGGCGAAACCTACAAATGGGTGAGAGGCCCTTTTTTAAGAGGGTGCAATGACCGCAGAGATATTGGAGATAGTGCAGACCATTCCGTCGATTTCGGATCGAGCGAAGATGTTGTCGCATTTGGCGTGCGTTCACCATGAACTGAGCGGATCGTCGTCTGAAGAGAAGGTGGTGGAGGATATCTGCGCGTGGATTGAGAAGACATGGCCCCATCGAGAGCGGGTGCGGCACCATGCAGCACAGCAGGTTGCCAAGCGCTTGCGCAGCGGGGAGTTCCCAGGTGTTCCTTAAGCCGCTGGTATGGCTTGGTACCTGGCGGACCCCGGCGGGCCTTCCGCTTTGTGGGTTTCATGTGTGGGACGAGCTGGGTTGCTGGGTGGGCGTCTACAAGACGTGGTCCAGGGCCTCAGCAGAAGCGAACGCGGAGCGTGGGACGTGAACCGATCTTTTGCGACCATCCTCATGGACCCGCCCTGGAATGAGCGCGGTGGCGGTAAGAAGTACAAGAGAGGAGCTGACCGGCACTACCCGCTGCTCAGAACCCAAGAAATGCCCGCGGTCATCTATGGCTCTGGCGTGTTTAATCCTGCGGAGCATGCGCACCTGTACATGTGGGCGACCAACTCCTTCTTGCCGGATGCGCTCTGGCTGATGAAGTGCCTGGGCTTCAAGTACAAGACCAATGTGGTCTGGGTGAAGGAAGGGAACATCGGGCTGGGGCAGTATTTTCGGGGACAGCACGAGCTGTTGCTGTTTGGGGTGCGGGGACGGGGGCCTTTGGTGCGGACAGAGCGGAGAAACCTCCCCAGTGTCCTCCAAGCACCCCGAGGACGGCACAGCGCCAAGCCCCCGGAGAGCCATGAACTCATTGAAGCACGGTCGAATGGTCCGTATCTGGAGATGTTTGCCCGGTGCCAGCGTCATGGCTGGACGAGCTGGGGAAATGAGGCCAAATCAGCTTGTGTTTTGGACAGCGACTGAGTATTCTCGCTACAGAACAACCGTTCTGGCGGTTCACCAGGCCTGCTGGTGATGCTCTCAGCAAGAAAACACCCCCGTTGGCCGATGATGCGTCGTCCGTTTGGGGTGGGCTGGACGATAGATAGGCCCGTCCAGCCATTCAGAAGGCCAGTTGCCTGTCCGATTTCCAGCTCCGAACAGTTCGGAGGCCACTGGAGGACAGGTAAACGCTTCTAAAGACATGTCCTTGTGTGCGATGCCGTTCCCCCTTTTGTCTTGATTCCGACGGCATCCCTCTCCCCGAGGTTTAGGGGCCGATAGGGGGGCGGTATCCCCCCTCTCTGGTTGACCTGCCTTCATGTGGTGTAGGAGTGCGTCTATGGCTACGACAAAGATGCTGGAGTTGGCACGAAAAGCCGCAGCCGGGGGCAAAGAAGCCCTCGATGACTTTGTTCTCAGGGCCTCCAGCGACTTCTTGGACAACTACAGTTCCCACCAAGACGCTGCCAAAGGCTACGTCGCCAAGGCAAACGAGCGAAACCGCAAGAAGCGCAGCGGATCGAACTCATCTGCTCGAAAAACCAACTCACCGAGCAGCTCAACCGCCAAGAAAACTGCGTCCGCTGTCAAAAGAGCCGGTGTTTCTGGCGTCAACAAGCCCAAGAGAACGCCAAACCACCCCAAGAAATCTCACATCGTTGTTGCCAAGGAAGGCAGCAAAATCAAGACCATTCGGTTTGGTGAACAAGGGGCCAGCACCGCTGGAAAACCCAAGAAAGGCGAAAGCGAACGCATGAAAAAAAAGCGGGCAAGCTTTAAGGCTCGCCACCGAAAAAATATTGCGAAGGGAAAAATGTCTGCCGCCTACTGGGCTGACAAAGTCAAATGGTAGGTCAGCCACCTTGCTTTATTCAAGGTTGACAGGCACTCTCTGGTGAAGAAGTGCGCTTTTTTTTTGGAGTCAAAATGAAACCCGGTAGACCTGCTCCACCTCCAGAGCAACCAGCACCCAACAAGTCAAAGAAGTCTGCGCTTAAGTCCATGGTCGGCGGCCAACGGGCAATGGATGCCCTTATTGCTGCGGCAACCAAAGCCATTGGCGGAGACAAAGAAGCCATGGATGACTTTGTCTTGGCAGCGCCAACCAGTCTTTTGGACCAATATAAAGATGTGATGATGGCCGCACAAGCAGTCTCAAAGGAGAACTAAGATGCATGGCAAGATGCCCTCGTTTACGATTATCCGGCTTGCCAAGGCAGGCATGGGCGGCGACGATGAGGCCCTGAACGACTTCGTTCTGGAGGCCCCATCCGACTACCTTGAGAACTTTGCCAGCCCTGAAGACGCCATGAAGGCGCTCCTTGAACAGGAAGAAATGGAAGGCGCTGTCGAATCCAGCGAAGAGGGTGACCTCGACGTGGACGCCTTTGTCGGCAAGATGAAGGAAGCCATCAAGATGCTCAAGGTCGGTGCGGACTTCGACTCCGATGCCCTAAAGGGGCTCCTGTCGTCGATGATGGAACAGCTGGGTGAAATGGGAGAGGAATAATGCCTACTAAAGAAATGACTCGACTTGCCAAGCAGGCTGTTGCCGGAGCTGAAGACAGCCTGCGAGAGTTTCTGCTGCGCGCTGACAGCGAGTACCTTGACCAGTTCCGCACACCGGAGATGGCGGCAGAGAAGTACTTGGAACTTGCCGAAGAGTCTGGGGTCGATGTCGATCCGAAACCCGAAGACATGACCTTCCAAGCCCGCGCCATGGATGCGGCCAGGGAAGTGGCTGACTCAGCAACCAAGACAGCGGAGCGGCTTGCCACAGATCCAAAGCCAGCCGAAGAGGTGGCCGGTCCCATTGTTGGAGTCGAACCCTCAAAGGTCATGGACATCAACGAGTCAGGGAAAAGGGCCGTCAAGAACCAGCTCATGGATGCCTATACCTCCTCGTTCTTGCCGCGGGATACCGCTGAGGGCACACCAATGCGAAGCGCAATGGTTGCCATGCAGGCCGGTCGGCACGGCGATGCCACGGCGCTGCTGCAACAAGTCCTTCAGACAGAGACTCGAGGCATGCACCCCAATACCAAGTCCCAACTGGAAGCCATGCTTCGGGTGTCCCAGATGCTCCAACAAAAGAAGGGGCAGGGCTGATGCCTGTTCAGCGAGGGACCGACCGTAAGGGTGGCTTCTACCGCTATGGCAAGACCGGCAAGAAGTACCGCTACAGCAGCGAGTCAGGACGCAAGAGAGCAAAGGCAAAGGCCGCCCTGCAAGGCCGAGCCATCAAAGCCAAGCAGAGCAAATAGTCAATCTGACTTGGGCGGCGAGTAGCTACTCCTCGTCGGCAATCTCCAGCATTAGCCTCAGTTCAGCGTTCTGTTGCCGCAAAACGCGCAAACTTCGGTGCTGGTGTTCTTGAATGATCTTCAGCTCGTGGTTGCTGATGAGCATTTCGACCAGTTTCTTGGGTCCACCATCGACCAGCAGCACTGAGCGCTTCTGCTTGAGCGCTTCGATAACCAGCGAGGTGGTCTTGTGGTCCCCGCGGAAGGCCACCACAAGACCATCCCAGTCTGACAACATCTCCAAGTTGGCCAGCTCAGCACCAACAGTACCGAGCCCTGCGATTCGTGCGCCTTGCTCGTAGAGCGGCACAATGCGCTCCAGAGATGCGCTAATTTCTTTGGTCAGCTCTCGGAGCAGGTCTGCGAATGCCAGCGGATGGCTCAAACATGCAATGCCCCTCGGCTTCAGCCAAGTGAGCACCTGCTTGATGCGCCTGCGGTTGGCGTATTTTCCCCCACCACTGACGATCAAGTTCACTGATCTTCGCCTTCAACCAGGGTAACCATCAATGAAACCAATCCGTCGTCGCTTAGATTGTCGCTGAGGGCTTGTTTGATGAAACCTGGATGAGCACCATCGTTGACCGCTTTGGCAACCATGTTTACGACCAACTCATTGAGAAGGCTGAACTTTCGGTGGCCGTTGAGGAAACGGGACAGCGCGCTGCGGTCCATGTCGAGCAGCCTGCTGGCTCGGGTGAGGTTGTTGAGGCCCACCTTGTCCAGTAAGTTTCGGAACTGCTCTGGGTCGCGGCCAGGACTTGTATCGCCGGTTGTGTCGAACATTGTTGCCCTCCTTGTGTCTTGACATGTAGCCTCAGACGAGGCAGGCGTCAAGTTCACCGGCCTCGTCGAAGCCTTTGGCCCGCAGCAGGCAAGAGTCGCAGCGCCCACAAGGGCTTTCGCTGAGGTAGCAACTCAACGTCAATGCAATGGGCGCGCTGTGACCGACCGCAACGCGCACGATGTCCGCTTTAGACATGGAGGAAAGCGGGCTCATTATTTTAATGGGCGAGTCCCCGCTGATCGAGAGCGTGGCTTCTGCGGATGCAATGAAGCTCGGCCTACAGTCTGGATACCCGCTGTAGTCTTGGGCGTTTACGCCGATGCAGAGGGTATTTATCCCCTTCTGGTAGGCCACCGCGGCAGCTATCGTCAGGAGCTGCAGGTTGCGGTGTGGGACGTAGGTGGAAGCCACGCTTGAGTCCATTTCAGACACCTCGCGGTCCACTGGAACGTCGCCCTGTCCCGTCAGAGGACATCGCCAGTAGGTGGCCGGGATCTCAGCCACTGTCAGATCAATGCCGTAATGGTCAGCAACCGCTTTCGCCGCTTCCAGCTCGGCAGAAGAGGTCAACTGCCCGTAGTCGTAGGTGATGGCGCTGACTTTGTAGCCCTCAGCAATCAGAAGGGCAGCGCAAGTTGTACTGTCGAGCCCCCCGCTGAGGAGGAGGAGGACGTGTCGGAGAGGGTTTCGATCTGCTTTGACATCCACTGGTGCATCCCCTTGATTCTGTTATCCATGTTGTATTTCTTGCTTGTTTTTCGACATTCCCAGCGAACGGCAATGTCCCATGCCATAGAGTCCGCTGAGACCACTCTTGGGTTCTTCTGAAGACTACCAAGAGACTCAGATTTGACCCCGAAAAGGTGAAGCCTCACATGCGGCGGCAAGTGCGTGTCCAGCGCCTGCACGATGCTCAATATTCCAGCTGGGCCCTTTACTTGCCGCCTGCAGACAGAGCCCACTCCAACCAGATCCGGCCACGCTCCTTTGAGGACGGAGTCTGCCAGATCAGCGGACCTCCGATAGTGCGCCGGGGTCCATCCCTGCAAAACAGGCAGCGGTCGCTTCAGGCCAAGGTCTTCTGACCTTTTTGTCAGCGTCCCCAGCATGGCTGCGGTCTGGTCCAGGCGAGACAATATCTCAGGCTCGTTGCCCGCCACCTCTGGCTCGCAGCAGTAGTCCATCTGCGACCAGTGCGTCCACGTCCCCTGGCTAACCAGGGTCAAGTACTCTTCGGCGCTCCAGGGATAGCCGCCCCAATGCCGCATCGCGGTAAAGCCAGCGGAGTCGAGGAAGACATCGAGACCAATCAAGCGCTTGCCTGGCCGGATGAAGCGCTGATGCTTGGCCTTCCAGAAGCGAGAGGCGGACACCATCACTTTGTATCCCCTCTCCTTTGCTTCGATCAGGAACCGGCCCGAGGTTTCGGGAATGCCGATCCTGAACTCAAGCGATCTCACCGTCGACCCATTGCCTTGACGATATACTTCTTCGCCCCGTGGCTTCCACCCTTGGCGACGTTCTCTCGGATTCGGTGGCCTTCAACCGGGCCGTTCAGCTCCTCCGGGGAGGGGCTGTTGTACCAACGAACCGTTGTCGTGCCCTGCTCTCGGGGTCGCGTATCGTCGGGGTGGTAGCGCTTCCCGGTGCCCGTGACGTACTGGCGGCAAGCCACTGCTGTCGGAGGCTTCCAAGCTGGCCCAGGCTCCCGAACAGGCGGATTCTTCTGGGAATATTCCTGATAAGGCAAAAGGTTCTGTTTCAGAGAGCCCAAGCCGCAGTCGCAGCGGACCACAAAGGTCCGCATTTTCTCTCCAGCAATCTTCGGATTGTCGAGGACAAATTGTCCGACTTCCGAGTGCAGCGATGGGTCGTCGCTCAAGAAATATCGAACAAGCAGATCAGCATCAGCTGGGCTGATTGGCTCCTTCAGCAGCAGCAGGTGGCGAACGACAGTTCTCGTACCGGTCCAAGCGCACCGGTAGCAACCCTTTTCTCCAGCGTCCTCCATCCGCTTCTCGGCAACGCGGTTGCGCTGATCGGCCACAAGGTTTCGGATTTCCATTGGCTTTGGCCAGTTCGTGTTCCCGTTTTCCTGCCATTTCTTGGCAGCCCATACCAGCATCCCGTCAGTAATATCTCGATGATCAAGCATCGAAGCCCAAGTGGAAACCACTTGTCGTGGGTCGCCCTTGGGGCCCCAGTCCAACCCGGATGCTTGCAGCATGCTCAGCAGATTCTCTACGCCTCGTTCAGTTGCCATTGGTCTTGTCTCCTACCCATTGATCAAATGGGTCGCTGTTGTTGGTGATGTCAGGGATGGGCATCGTTGATGCCGAAAGTTTCGTCTGCTTTGACTTGATATCTTCAAGGTATCTGCGAAGGAATCCGCTCCAACTGCTTTCGTAGGCCTTCTCGACGGCTGCAAGAACTGGAAGACCCTCAGCTCGCCACTTGTCCAGTTTCGACAAGATGCGAGCCACCTGCGCTGGCTCGCGCCAAGGGGTGCCCCCACGCACTCGGGTCCATCCCAGCCAAAGTTCAGTGAACCCCTCAAGGCTGGCAAGCCCAGGAGGAATCGTCACAGCGGAGATCTCTTTTTCGCTCAAGGCAGAAGATCGAGACTTCCTTCTTCTTTTTGTATTTGTACCTGTAGTTGTACTCTGTAAAGAAGAAGAACGCGCGCGATCGGTCTGCGAGTGGTCTACGGGTGGTCTACGGGTGGTCTGCCGGTGGTCTACGGGTGGTCCAGAGCTATCTGGTTTGGCTGCTTGAACCTCAACACCACTGGTCCACTGGTGGTCTACGGGTGGTCTACGGGTGGTCCACGAGTGGTCTACGGGTGGTCTGGAACCGGTCCAGCCATCCAAAAACTGCTGCGCATCGGCCTTCCCTGCCTTCGCCCGGCTCTGGCTGTTGCTGCAACTCC